TTAGGAGAGCAGATGGTAAAAGCAAAGAATTGGGCTAAAATCGCTTTGGCTTGGAATAAGAATTTTAATACCTTAAAGCAAAGTATAACACAAAAAGAATTTCAAACTGCTTCAATAGGGAAGCAAAATCAAGAACTAAAAAGCTCCAATGATAAATATATAATTACGAACCAGAATCTTGACAAGAGAATAACTGATTTGAATGCGCAGATAAGGGATTATAACACTAAAAATGCTTTAAGTGAAAAAGCATATAGAGAAATAGAAATAAAATACAAAGATTTAGAAAAGAAAAATCAGGATTCTAAAGTTTGGGTTGATAGATTAATAGAGGAAAATAGTAACTTAAAATATATCAAGGATGCAGATGAAAAAGAAAAAATTGAATTAAAGCAAAGATTAATAACCAAAAATACAAAAGCTAAAAAACCTAAAGCATAAATTGGAGGTTTGAAATGTCAAATACAATAAAATTTATTCGAGGAGCAGAAGCAGATATCCCAGTATTAAATCAAGGGGAACCTGCTTTTACGACTGACACTCATAAGGTTTTTATCGGAGATGGAGCAGAAAACCATCAGCTTGCAGGAATAGATGATGCAGGAGAAGTCAATACTGCTTCCAATATAGGCAATGAAGTAGAAATATTCAAGCAAAAATCTACTTATGATTTGGAGTTTAGAACTTTAAAAGCAAATAGCGATAAAATAATTATATCATCAGAAGGAGAGGGAGACCCGATAGACATCGGAACACAGGGGGTAGACCCAGGATACCACCCTTTATCCCTGGCACAAACATTTATAGCAGGTGGAAATCCCGTGCTTAAATCAGGGAATATTGATACTCTTGTAGTATCTTCATGGGCAGATTTGACAGGGGTTAAATTAATTGCTTTTGAAAAAGTAGGAACAAATGATTTTACAGCAAAAAGATATCAAAGTATTGGAACTATAACAGCAGGCACGGAAGTAGAAGTAGAAGTAGATTTAGATGTTTTAGAAGGAGAATATTTAGGAATATGGGGAACTGGAGGAAGTTTTAAAACTCAAGAAACTGGCGGGGTGGGACTTTGGAGTCATGTTGGAGACCAATCAGAAGGAGAAGATGTCACCTTTTCCTTGACTTCTGGATATGAAATATACCTTTACGGTACAGGGACAGGAGACCCAGCAACTTTAGATTACGTTAAATTCGATGTAAACGCTGAAGCAGTCCTTGCAGATTTAACTTTAACCGAAGCTGATATATCGGATTTGGGAGCTTATCTTGTAGATGTGGCAGATGATACCTCACCGACTCTTGGCGGTAATTTAGACGCTGCAGATAAATATATCACTGGAGCAGGCAGGATTAGTTTTACTCAAGAATTGGATAATGGAACTAAAGACGCTAACTTCTCTGTATACTTCATTACTGACCAAAAACAAAAAGTAACATTGACAGCAAATACCATAACTTTAACACTTGATACAACAAGTATGGGAGTAGGTAATTACTTACTAAAAATAGTCAATGGTGGACTTGCTACTTTAACCTGGGCTTCTGAAAGCGGTAGTATATATTTCCCTGGTGGTACTGACCCTGTTCTAACTGCTTCAGGAACTGATATTGTAGCCTTTTATTTTGACGGAACTAACTGGTATGGTATGGCTTCACTTGATTTTAAATAAGGAGAATATTAATGAAATATGAAAAGGGTCATAAACAATCTAATACAGGCAGAACACATTTTAAAAAAGGTTATAAACATTCAGAGGAATGGAAAAAAACAATGAGTGAAAAAATGTCTGGTGTAAATAATTATAACTATGGAAAACATCTTTCAGAAGAACATAAAAATAAATTAAGCAAATCACATAAAGGACAGCAAACTGGTGAGGATAATAATATGTGGAAGGGTGGCATTACTGCATTGAACGACAAAATAAGAAAAACCAAAGACCATAGGGAGTGGGCAAATAACATTTACAAACGAGATAATTATACTTGCCAAGAATGCGGGATAAAATGTAGAGCTAAAAATATTATTGCTCATCATATAAAACCATTTGCTGATTATCCAGAAATAAGATTTGATATTAATAATGGGATTACTTTATGCCGTTCTTGTCATAAAAAGATACATAAAGAGATAGGTATAAAGACACGATTTAAAACGAGTTTAATATTTGTTTAATAAGGAGTTTATAATGTCTATGAGATATGATGGCACGAATTATTGGGCACAAGCCACTTCTTGGGAGGCATAAAGGAGATTTATGATTATTTGGAAAAAGAAATTAATACAATGTTGTAGATGTCATAAAAAATATTCTTTTGACGATAATTTATTTTACCATTTAAAAGAATATATTTTAATTTGCCCGAATTGTAATTTAATGCACAAGGTAGATATTAAATTACTTGGGAAAGAGTACGAAGGATTGAAAAAGATAGATAAATTAAACTTGACTGCTATTGATATAGGAAGCCCTGCAACAAACCAAACATATACAAAAAGCGTTGATACACACATTGATGGAAACAACGCCGCTAATGATAGTGGGAAAATAACAGAAGTAAAAATATATGCAGCTACACAAATGGCAGGGTGTGTTGTTGCTATATTTGAGCCGATAGATGCAACACACTTTACAACAAGAGATTATGAAACGGTTAATAATGGAAATGGTGCAGGGGTTGTTCTTGTTGGACAACAAACTTTTACAGTTGACCTTGATGTAGTAGCAGGTGACTTTATTGGTCTTTATTTTTCGGCAGGTGCTATAGATTTAGCAGTTGGTGGTGGAGCATATATATATCGTGCTGCTGGAAGTAAAATCCCCTGCACTAACCAATTATTTGCTGCCGAATCAAATAGGATATTAAGTATTGGTGGCACAGGGGCAACAGAGGAAGAAGCAGCAACAGATAACGCGATTATGATGGGAATGGAATTTTAAAGGAGGCACACATGGCAATAATCTGCAGATTCGATAAAGAAGGAGCAGGATTTGATGTAGGGGTTTTTGATTATATATTCTTACAGGCAACGCTCGGAATTATAAGAAACGAAACAGCTTTAAGGATTATAGAAAATATGACAGGATTAAATATCACCAGAAATCAGAGCAGTATGGGAATAATAGAGAATCAGACAGAGCCGGGGATTATAAAAAATAATACCATTTTAGGCATTATAGAATAAGGAGGGGAATATGACAGAAAAATATTTAATAAGAGATACCATCAGGTTTACAGCTTCCATTGTTGGATTGGATGGCGAAACAGAAGTACCAGGGGAAGTGACCGTAAGCGTATACCAAAAAGATGGGACGGTATTACTTAACGGAGCCACAGCCACAGCAGATGAAACACCCGGGGAATATTACTATGACTGGAAAATAGATGGAACGGAAACGACACCATTAATTAAAGCAAGCGACTTAATTGTTGTTTGGGATTGGGATTCTATACATAAGAAACGTCTTAAATTTTCTGTTATACCAGAAGTGTAAGGAAAGAAGGGGGTTCAAAATGAAAGAAAACTAATTGAATAAAGGAGAATAGATGTTAGATTATAAATGCCCATCTTGTGGTAATAACAACTGGAATCCATACGGCCACAAAACCTACAAAGGCCAATATAGAAAAAGGTGGCAATGCAGCGAATGCGGTAAGATCGTCAAAGAGGATAAGGATGATATAAGAGAAGATAATATCTCTATTACAAATAAAACATCTGATAAATTAATAAAATTATTAACAAAAGGCAGTTTTACCATTGAGGAATTAAGTAATCAAACTGGAATAATACCAAAAGAAGTAAGAAGGATAATTGAGGATTTAGAAGATAAAAAATATAACATTAATTACTCTGATAATAAAGTTGAGCTTGTGAAAGAATTAAAGCCAGGTAATACTCAAAAGCTAAATATTGATTACTGGAAAGGAGATTTGATAAAGATAGGCTTTGTATCAGATACTCACTTATGCTCTAAATACGAAAGATTAGATGAACTTAATTTAATATATGATGTTTTTGCAGATGAAAGGATTCAAATAGTTTATCATGGTGGGAATTTTATTGAAGGAGAATGTAGATTTAATAAATTTGAGATACATACAATAGGAATGACTCCGCAAGTAGATTACTTTGTAAAAAATTATCCCAAAAGAGAGGGTATATTAACAAAGTTTATAGCCGGAGACGATCATGAAGGTTGGTATTCTCAAAGGGAAAGGATTGATATAGGCAAATATACCCAAATGCAAGCCGAAGAATCCGGTAGAAAAGATTTAGAATATATCGGATATTTAGAATGTGATATACCCTTTGAAGGGATAAAGGGTGAATCATGGATGAGAGTTATGCATGGTGGCGGTGGCACTGCTTATGCTTTATCTTATACACCTCAAAAAATTGTAGAATGCGTTCCTCTTAATTCTGAAATATTAACAAAAGAAGGTTGGAAAAGTTATTATGATTTAACAATAGGAGAAGATGTATTGGGTTTTAATAAAGATACTGCAGAATGTGAATGGGGTATATTATTACACCTAAACAAATACGATAATCAAGAAGTGGTTACATACAAAAATGATAATTTTATAGTTAAATGTACGAGGAATCATAAATGGGTAATGCTTGAAGAATCACGAGCTGGGGCTAATTCAAATTGTATAAACCCAACACCTTATAATAAAAGAGAAATAGTATTAAAAACAATAGATGAAGTTATTAATAATTGGAGAAGATATAGGATAATACAATCAGCACCTTCACCGAGTGGAGAGAATTATAAATATTATTCTCTTGAAGAATCTGTAGATAGGGATAACTGTATTGATAATGTTTTAAAAATGAGTTCTGACCAAAGAAAATCATTTATCTACGGTATGATGATAGGGGAAGGAACACTTTCGGACAATACACCTGTTTTTTCTCAAAGGCCGAATGAAGTCTTAGAATCGTTTAGATTGGCTTGTTTTCTTGAAGGTATTGCTACTGGTATGTCACGGAAAACTACAAAAAAACTTAATGGAGAAGATAAAGTATGTTGTAGAACATCTTTATTAAAGAAACCATTACGAATGGTATCATCTATGGAAGAAACAGACACAGAAAAGACCGATGTATGGTGTCCTACTACTACATTAGGGAATTGGGTAATGAGGCAAGGTAATGTGATAACCATTACAGGAAATAGCTATGAAGGTGGTGAAAAACCTCGAATATTACTTTTAGGTCATTACCATAAAATAGATTACTGCTATCCGAGAGAAGTCCATGTAATACAAATGGGTTGTTTTAAGGATCAATGTACATGGATGAGAAAAAAGAAAATACAAGCCCATATCGGTGGCGGTATCCTGCACATGAGATTAGCTAAAGACGGAACGATTAACCGTATCATGCCAGAATTTATTACATTCTTTAATAAGAAATTTTATGTTGGGAATGACAAATACTGGATTAAATAGTAGGAGTAAATTATGAAATTTAAAAGAGTTTATGTAGCTGGAAATTACAATGCTGACAACATAATAAAAGCATTAGATAATATCAAGAGGGGTACTCAAGTTTGCGTTGAGTTATTAAAAAAAGGGTATATACCTTTTTGCCCCTGGTTAGATTATAACTTCCATTGGTTTGGAGATTTAACTATTGATGATTATTACCGTTATTCAATGGGCTGGTTAGAAGTTAGCGACTGTGTTTATGTATTAAGGGATAGCGAAAATTCCAAAGGAACGTTAGCAGAAATTGTTAGAGCAAGAGAATTAAAAATTCCTGTATTATTTGAAAGCCAAGACGAATTATAAATAAATAATTAAAAAAAAGTAAGATGATAGAGTATTAAAGAGCTGAAATTCGAGCTGAAAGGCTTGAAAAGTAAGCTCTTTTTTTATTTGGGAAATAAATATAAAAATAATATAAAATAAACTTGACAAAATATAAAATAAAGTTTATTATAATGATATAAAAATAAGAAAGGTGGTGAAAGAGTTGAGAAGAAAAGATATTATTAAAGAGAGACCTACAAAGTATATTTTGAAATATGGTAAATCACTAAAGGAAATAGCTAATATATTTGGGGTTTCACTTACTACTATTCATGTCTGGTTGAAAAATCCAAAAAAAAGAGAATGGGTAGAGAATAAATTAAAAGAGGAGAAAATATTATGAGAATTGGTAAGGACGGCTATGATATACCGACTTTTAATCCAGAAGAAGAAAAACAAATAAAACTACAGGACGAGGTAGAAAACGATTGGCTGGATTGCGACAACAAAGAAGAAATATTGGAAGATTATTATCCCGATGGAATAGGTTTAGATGATGAAGATGAAATGTATGACGGGTTATCATGGGAGCAGAAACTTGAAATATATCTTGACCGCAATCCGGAGAATAAAATGAATCCAGATGATTACCCTTTCCAAAGGTATAGGAATGGCACAGGAAGGGGGTAATTTTTAACGTGGCGGCGAAAGTTGGGGTTGGTATGATAGATTGTAAGGGGGAGGAGAAAATAAGATGAATAATGAAGAAAAAATAAAAGATATGGGGAAAGTTGATAAACAATTAATAGAAATAATAGATAAATTAAATGATATTTTGGAATTAAAAATTCATAATAATAATTATGAAGAATGGGTTAGGAATTTAAAAAACAGATTTGAAGGAATAGTATATTTGCAAGCAACAGAAAAATTTTCTGGATATATAGATTATCCATATAAGATGTTAATGAATGATGGTTATATAAGAATTTTTACAAGAGATTTTCAAGTAAGTAAATTAGAACATAGATATTTAATGGAAAAGAAATTAGGGAGAAAGTTATCATATTTAGAAGTTGTTCATCATATTGATGGCAACAAATCTAATAATCATATTAATAATCTTTCTCCAATGTCTTATGAAAAACATAGTGGGTTACATGGAAAAATAAAACATTCAAAATCTCTTGATAGAAGTGATTATAGAAAAAAATTAAAAATAGAATTAAAGGCAATAAATAATCATTAAAGGAGGAGGAGGATAAACTATGAAAATTGTAATGACTGATACGGTTAAACATACAAGAAAAATTATTAGCTTTAATGACTTCTGTAAAAGATATTTCAATATCAATTGTGGCAAAACGATTAGAATTTTGACTAATTATAGACTGTTGAATAATGAAGTTTTTACAAACCGTAATTATGAATATAAAAGAGAGATAAATTAAAAAGGGAGGAGAAAAATAAAAATGGATTTAACAAAAGATAATAAAAAACATATTGATAGCTTATCATATAAACAATTACTATCTCATTGGAGATTTGCTCCATCGGGAGACCGTTGGTTTCAAGGCGAAACAAGGGATTATTGGGGTAGTGCTATGAATAAGAAAAAAGAAGAGATTGGGCAAAATGAGGCTGCTCGTATATCTAAAGATATTGGTTGGCAATGACAAATAATTAAGGAAGGAGAAAATAATGGAAACGATATTTAAATATCCAGTTCCAATAACGGATAAATTTTCAATGGAATTACCAGAAGGAGCAGAAATATTAACTTTTCAAGCGCAGGGTTATTCATCTCAATCTTGTATTTGGGCAATTGTTAATACTAATACAAAAAAAGAAACAAGATATTTCAATATAATCGGGACAGGTCATCCCATAGAGAATAGAAAAAATCTTAAATATATAGGAACCTCACTACCTGCTAATGGAATAGTAGTATGGCATTTATTTGAAGAAATAAAATCTAATTCTATAAGAAAGGAGAAAAAATAATGGACAAAACATTATTGTGGATTACATTCATCTGGCTGATATTCTGCATAATATATTTTGGTCGGAAATGGATTAAGGAAAGAAAAGTAAATATGCAGATAAGCGAAGAAGGAATGAAGAAATATAGAAGCAAGCATTTTAACGGTAGATTTAAGTGGTAAATATTAAATATTTTAAGGAGGAAAAAGTAAATGGAAAATGGCTGGACTGAAAAGATAAAGGAGTTAGAAAAAGAGAATGCAGAGTTAAAAGAAAAGATAAAAGTTCTACACAGTAAAATAGTAAGACTACATGGATTAAAAGGTTTTAGTAAGAAAAAAGAGGAGGAAAAGTAAAAATGAAAATCTTAAATTTAAGGACTGAGAATTTGAAAGGAGTTAAGATAATAGATATAACTCCAAAAGATGACGTAATTATCATATCGGGGAAAAACGGGGCAGGCAAAACTTCTGCTCTCGATTCGATTTGGTACGCTATGGAATGGCGAGCTGGTGCAAAAGGTACACCAATGCCAATTAGAAAAGGGGAAAAACAGGCTTCTGTTCAGTTAACTTTATGTGAGGATTTAACAAAAGAGCAAATAGAACAGGGGATAAAGCCCAAACCATTATTTATTGTTTACAGATATTGGCTTGAAAACGGTTATACTCGCCTAAAGGTAACCAATGCAGAAGGTATAAAACAGGAACCACCACAAGAACTGTTGGATAGATTTATCGGGTACTTGAGTTTTGATCCCAGATTATTTGCCCAAATGGATAGTAAGGCTCAAAGGGATTTGCTTATCGAGGTAACAGGATTCGATGTTGCCGGGATAGAAGAAAAGATAGCTGATTTAAGAGAGCAGAGGAGATTACAAGGCCAAAAGGTTAAATTGTTATCCGGAGCAAGGGAAGAAATAACCATTAAAGACTTACCGGAATTACCTGTAGATGTTTCTAAATTATCCGATAAATATGATGAGGCTGTAAAATTAAATAATGATATAGAGAAACAAGAAGAAGGACTTCGCCATAATAATAATGGTATAAACGAGGATATTGATAAAATTAGTAGATTAAAAGAAGAAATAAAAGAGCTACAAAATGAAATAAAAGATTTAGAGAGTGAAAATATTGTAGTAGAGAAAGCAAATAAACAGATAAGAGAATGGTTATCTAAAAATAAAACAATAAATACTGATGGTATAAAATCAGAAATAACCAATGCCTATAATATTAATGAACAGATTAAAACCAGAGAGCGAAACAAAGAGGCTGACAAAAAACAAAAAGAAGCCCAGAAAGTCTATGATGAATTCACTCAAGAAATAGATAAATCCATTACTGAAATGGAAGATGGCCTTAAAAAATCATGGTCTAAAATTCCCGACCAAAGGTTATCACTTACCGAAACGGGAGTTGCTTATGATGGAATCCCATATTCCCAGATATCATTTTCCGAGCAGTTAAGAGTTGCTATGGGAATTGCAATGGCTTTAAATACAAAGTTCAAAGTCATAAGAATTTCTGATTATTCTCTTTTAGATGATGACAGTAGAAAAGTTATAAGACAGATGGCCAAAGATGGGGATTACCAAATTCTTGCTGAGGAAGTGGATAGTTCCGGAGAAGTTGGGTTTTATATGGAAGACGGCGAATTAGTTGACAAAAAAGGGTAGATTTAGTATAATTTAGATGATGATAAAGAGCGGATTTTTTGTTTTTAGACTAACTATAAAGGCACGAAGTAGGTTTAAAGAATTTCACCGTTCTTTATCATCACACCGAAACGTGCCTTTTTTATTAAATATAAATAGGAGGTAAAGAATAATGGCTACTGAATTTTACAACAAATTAGTCTGCACCGAGGGACTCTCTAAGCTTGACTGGTTAAAAGTCAGGCAATCTGGGATTGGCGGATCTGACATATCAAGCGTCTGCAATATAAACCCCTGGAAATCTTCTTTAGCTTTGTATTATGAAAAGACTCAAGAGGTTAAAGAAGATAATGTTGAAAATCTTCCGGCAGAATTAGGGACTTATCTTGAGCCATTCATGAAAGCAAAGTTTGAGGATTGGTGGAAGAAGAATAAGGGCGGAGAAATAATTGAAGTAGAAAGTATGCCTTTTATATTACAACACCCAACTAATTTAATAGCCCTTGCCAATTTAGATGGGTTATTTGGGGATAACTTAGTTGAATACAAAACCACTTCAGAGCGTAATTATAAACAATGGGAAGAAGATAATTTACCGGATTACTACTATCTTCAAACTCAATGGTATCTCTATGCAACCAATTATCAATATTGCTATATTGCTTTCTTAATTGGTAACCGCAAATTTGATGTAAAGCTGATTGAGAGAAACGAAGAAGTCATAAAGCAGATTGTCGAGAAGGCTGATTACTTCTGGAATAACTTTGTAGTTCAAAAAACGCCTCCGGCACCATCTGGTGATGAATCATCCAAAGAAGCCCTTGCAATGATGTACCCGAAAGAAGAAGCAGGGAAGATTATAGATGTAACAGGAGATATTGGGATAAGTAAAAACTTTGCTAAGATTGCAGAAATTAATGAACAAGTAAAGATATTACAAGAAGAATTGGAGGTGAATAAACAAGCGATAAAAGCCAGGCAGGGCGATAATGAAATTCTATTATGTGGAGAGGAGAAGTCTAAATGGACTTTACAATTTAGAAAGGAGTATATAGTGGAAGCGAGTAGTTCGAGAGTATTTAGAATAAGTAAAAATAAAGGAGGAAATTTAAATGGTAACTAATAAGAATGGAACGCAAGTATTAGAAAAGTTAAATGGAACGAGTAAACCTGAAACTTTAATGGAATGGGTACAAAAAATGCGTCCTCAGCTGGAGAAGGCGCTTCCGAAACATATATCACCTGACAGGATATTGAGGATCGTGATGACAACTTTAAGGACAAACCCGAAACTTGGGAGTTGTGATAAAATGAGTTTTATTGCAGCGGTCATGCAGTCTGCTCAATTAGGGTTAGAGCCCAACACACCATTAGGAGAAGCGTATATTATACCCTACAATTCAAAAAAAGGACCAATGGCACAATTCCAAATAGGTTATAAAGGGATTATAACCTTATGTCAGAATACCGGTCAATATCGAAGTATCTATTCCCATGAAGTCTATAAGAATGACAAATTTTTCTACCAATTGGGCTTGCATAAAGACCTGGTCCACGTTCCCGCAGATGAACCCGAAGGAGAACCTATCTATTTTTACGCAGTTTATCATCTGTTAAACGGCGGGTATGATTTTGCGGTATGGAGTAAAAAGAAAGTAGAAAACCATAGGGATAAATATAGTAAATCAGCCGATTACGATTCTTCGTCATGGAAAACATCACCTATACCTATGTCATTAAAAACCGTATTAAAGGCAGCTTTAAATTATGCACCTAAAAGTATAGAACTAACCAGGCAGTTATCTATGGATGAAACGGTAAAGAAAGAAATAGCTACTGATATGTCAGAAGTACCGGCAGAGGAATTTGATATTACACCACTAAAAGAAGAACCTGAAACGACATCTACAGCAATCAATAAGCAGACCGGAGAAGTAACTGATGATATAACTGAAAAAGAGAAAGAAGAAATTGAAAGAGCAGTTGATAAAAAAACAGCAGAGAAATTTATAAGTAAGTAAGAAATTTGGGCAGGTGAAAATCCTGCCCCGCAATTATTCAATTTATAAATGGCCGAGTAAAAAGGTTGTTAGCCATGACTAATAACCCAGGCCTGGGGGAGTAGAAGATGGAAGCGCTACCAAGGCTACTCCCTCACTATGGCAATTATATCTAAATTTATATTAGTTAGAAAAATAAAATTTAAGGAGGTCTAACATGAACGCTAAAGAGAAGTATGTTTGCGGAACGTGTAAGTATAACTACACCAAAGATTGTTTTGTATATCAACATAGGGGTGTTTGGTTAAATGACTATGCCACTTGTGGAGGCTGGACTGACCCTGCCGAGTCTGAGCTGACCGAAGAAGAACGCTATGACGGCGGTGTAATGTCAAATTTCGATAATGAAAATACTGAAGAAGGAGGTAATGAATAATATGGCACTAACTTTTTTACAGTATCTTTTAGGAAGTTTTGTTATGGTTGTATTTTATATTCTATTCTTAAATTGAAAGGAGAAAAGATTGAAAAAGCTGATTATCTTAATAGAGATATTAATTATTATAATATTATTACAGATGTCTTTTAAGGTAGAGTTTCCTATAATTATAGGGGAAGCGGAAAGCAGCAAAGTATCAGATGTGATATATACAAAAAAACCAAAGCCTAAAAAATATTTTCTAATGACCGCGACAGGGTATTATCCGGGCGAAGAATGTTGTGGAAAATGGGCAGACGGGCTAACTTATACAGAGGATAAAGCAGGGAAGGGTTGTATCGCTATTGATCCTAATGCCGGAATATTAAAATTCGGGCAAAAGGTTTTTGTCGAAGGATATGGAGAAGGTATATGCAATGACATAGGCGGTAAAATAAAAGGATGGAAAATCGATTTATGCTTTGATAGTTTAGCAGAAGCTAAAGAATATGGGAGGCAGTTGGTAAAAGTTTACGTTTTAGATTGAGTTATTAAACAAAGATAATTTACGAAGCTAAGGGGGAATGCCAATGAAGCAGTACAAGATAATTGTATAGTTGTTAATAAAGAGAGGTGGGGAGGTCGAATACCCTACCTCTCGTAAAAATTAAAGGGGGAATAATTATAATGGAACTTATAAAGTTAACTGCCAGTTGGCTAGCAGGTATTGTTATAGGATTTGGTATAGGATATTTAATTGGAAGCGACAACGGTTTTGCCAAGGGAAGCCATTGGGCTACCGGCAATATGAGAGAACTCAAAAGACAAGTGGAAAAAGAAGAAGAAGAATATAATTAATATAAAAAGAGTATGGCAAAAAAATTAAAACAAAAGGAGAAAATGATGAAAAAAACGATAGTATTTTTAATGGTAATAATGATAGCAGTTTTACTAACGGGATGTTTTGCAGCTCCGGGTACGGACACGACAGAAGATGTTAAGATTAAAATAATAGGAGTGGAGCAGGAAGTATATTGTGGAGCAAAAGGGGCAATGAAGGTAGTAGATTATAAATGCCCTCCGCAATGCCCGGCTTGTGATAGTTGTTGTGAGGAATGCGAAACCTGTCAAGAGTGTGAACAGTGTCAGAGTTGTGAGGCTTGTCAAGATTGCCCAACCTGTCCAGAAACAGAAGATTGCCCGAATTGTAGTTGTGATTTAGAATGGGGAGATCTTTATATATACTTTAATCAATGTTGTGAGAATGTTTGTGTGATAATTACCTTTGAAGATAAAACTACAATAGAAGAATGTTTTTGTATAGATGGGAATGGAGAGGCTAAAGTGAGATTAGCCAGACCCGTGCAAAGGGTTATCTTTGTAGAATTGATTAATATAATAGTTAAATAAAGAGTATTGCCATACTCTTTTATTATAAAATTTGAAAGGAGGTAATAAATTTTAGATGGGAAAATATAATTGTTGATTAATAGAATAACTTGTGATATTATATTTGTGAAGGGTAAAAAACACGATGATAAATGAAATTAAAAAACTAAAATCGAATATAAACCAAAAGATTACTAGATGTAATCGTGGCTTGCTTTGTCGTGATAGCAAGTTTACCCTTCTACATCTGGTTTTTCTTTTGGTTTTTTTATTATAAAGGAGTTAACATGCAAGTAATAATTGATAAGGAATTCCATTCACTTATACCATCGTTAACAACAGAAGAATATTTAGGGCTTGAACAAAGCATAGTTGCAGAAGGTTGTAGGGACGCTATTGTTTTATGGCAAGGTATAATTATAGATGGCCATAATAGACATGAGATATGTAATAAAAATAATATCGAATATAAAACAATCGATAAGGAGTTTGATGATCGAGATAAAGTTAAGGAATGGATCATACTAAACCAATTTAGTAGAAGGAATTTAAGTGCATATCAAAGAAGTGTTTTAGCTTTGAAATTAGAAGGGATATTTAAAGAGAAGGCGAAAGAACAGCAAATAAGAAAACCTGAATCTGTTTCGCAGATATCTGCAGAACAAAAAATCGATACACGCAAAGAACTTGCCAAAATTGCAGGGGTTAGCCATGATACAATAACAAAGGTTAAGAAGATAGAAGAAGAAGCACCAAAAGAAATAAAAGATAAAGTAAAATCAGGTGATATTACTATTAATAAAGCATATCAGGAGGTTAAAAAAATACAAAGGGGGAATGAGCCTAAAATAATATTACCTTTACCTGAAGGAAAATATTCAACGATATATATTGACCCTCCTTGGCCTGTTGGCTCTATTGTAATGGATAAATGGGAGAGTTCAATAGAAGATAAATATCCTACGATGAGTTTGGAAGAAATAATGAATCTACCCATAGAAAGATTATCTTCAGATAATTGTAATTTGTTTTTATGGACAACACACACCTTCTTACCAGATGCACTGGAAATTATTAAGAAATGGAACTTTAAATATTATTGTTTAATAACTTGGGATAAGGGCAATGGATGGACACAATGTGGATTTAATAGAAGAACGGAATTTTTGATTTATGCTTATAAGGGGAAAATACTTATAGATTATTATGGAGGTTCGATACCTACCTTAATTAGTGAAACCAAAACATATCATTCTAAAAAACCTGATAAAATAAGAGATTTAATAAAATCTAAAACACCAGATGGAAGATTGGAAATGTTTGCAAGGGGAAATTTTGAAGGGTGGGTATGCTGGGGTAATGAAGTAAAGAAAAATGATTGAAAAATATGTAGAAGGATTAGAAGGAGAAAAGGTCATAAGAGATTTTTTAATTAAGAGAGGAATCCATTTTTTCCAAGCTGATTTAATATTTAAAAGCAATGGGAAATGGTATTTAGGAGAAGTTAAACATCAAGAAACTTTTAAACCTCCTCCTTTTTATGGGCATGGTCTTCCTTTATGGCAAGTAGAGGCACGATTAAATTTTCAAAAAGAAAAAGGAATAAGAATTATGCTTTTTATTATAGACAAAAAAACAAACATAGTTTATTGGCAATTTATGGATATATTAATTAAAGGGAGAACTTATCAAACCCGTGGAGCAAAACCAAGAATAATTTTCCCCTTAGAAAATTATAAAATTCTTATATAACTATAAAGGAGGTGAATTGCCACGAGTAAAAAACGCTACATTGACACAAAATTCTGGGATGACAATTATATTATGAATCGAGATCCAATAGAAAAACTTCTTTTCCTATACCTGCTTACCAACACACTTACAAATATTATAGGCATTTATGAAATATCTTTAAGGAGAATTGCCTTTGATACCGGAATAGATAGCGAAATGGTTAAGAAGATATTAGAAAGATTTGAGTTAGATGATAAGATTAAATATGATAATAATTGGGTAGCTATAAAGAATTTTGTTAAGCATCAATTAAATAATCCTAAAATAAATGTTGGGATAGAAACCTTAATAAAAGAAGTTCCAGAGGATTTATTTGAGTGGGTAAATATAGACTATGATAGACTATCGCATCTTAATACTAATACTAATACTAATTTAAATACTAATACTAATATAATTCTAATTGCAGATGGCAAGAGTGACGATTTCAAAAAAGTATGGAAAGATTTTATAGAGATGAGAAATAAAATTAAGAAACCTATGACATTGAGAGCAGGAGAGATGATCCTTAGTGAATTAAATAAATTAAGTAATAAAGAAACAGAACAAACTGATATCCTAAACCAGTCTATTATGAATAGTTGGCAAGGGGTATTTCCACTAAAAGAAAATTATTATAGAAAAAACAATAAGCCAAAAATGACTCAAGAAGAAGCCTTAGAAAAAATGGAGATAAAAGAATGAATAAAAATAACTTCAATAAAATGATAAGCCAATTTTCAAAAGTCTACGAGAAAATATTAGAGCCGGAAGTTTTATCTATCTATTTTAACCTATTTAAAGAAATACCGGATAATCAAGTAAAACATATTACTAATGAATGCTTGAAAAAATGTAATTTCTTTCCTCGTCCCGCTGATGTATTTTCTTTTTATGATGAATATGCTTCTGAAAAAAGAGAAATAATAACAGCGGGTCAGGAAGATATGGAAAGAAGTAGGCAGGGGATAAGAAAATTACGTGAACAATTCGGGACCAAAAAAGAACCTATGGGGGTTGGGGATATTATAAAAACAATGAAACCAAAAGTAGTAAGTCAAAATTATCCGGAAAGTGAGGAGTAAATGCTAATTACAAACATACTGCTGGGAATTATAATTTGGGTATTAGTTACAATTCTCGGTGGAGTAGTTGATATTCAATGTAAATTAGGTAAGGATCATCAAAATAGAAAGGAGGTGAATTGATGAATAACAGAGAAAGATTATTGTCTGGATTAAAAACCTTTATATTCATGGCAGAAAAAAACGATAGTGAAACAAGTGAAATAATAAAAGATATAAAATCTTTAATAAAAGTAATAGAAGTATATGAGAAGGAGGCGAAAAGCGATGGACGTTAAACAGGTGATAGAGTGTATAAAAGATAGATATGACGATGTTTGGTTAGAGGGTAATTGTAGAATAGGGCAAGAAGAATTATGGCGTGAAAGAGATAGGGTTATCTCCCTACTCCAGCAAGGTGAGGCGTACCGACAGATGGTAAAAGAATTAGAAAAGAATTATGGATATTATTATTGGGGTTCTATGGATAATTTAAGTCAACTAATACCACGATTAGAGCAAAAATACTTCCCGAAAAAAGAGGAGTCAAATAATGAGCAAAATTGATTTATTAGAGGAGAGATTAAAAGAATTTGAAGAGCAGAAGAAGGAAATTGAAATCAAAATAAGGAATACCAAAATAGAAATAAGAAGGCTAAAAGCAAGTAACAAATTAAAAATGTTTGCCTTAAAGTATAATGGCAATTGGAAGAAGAAATGAAAGAAATTAATAATACAGATTCAATTTTATCAATCGAAACGAGTGAGCCAGACATTCACCAACGAATAATATTTCTCAAGAAGGGGATAGAAAAACAATTCCTAAAGCTGGGAGCTTATTTAAGTCTAGTAAATGATAATAAACTATATCAAGAAAAAGGATATGACACATTTGAAAGTTATATTGCAATGCCTGAATTATCAATGGAGAGAAGGACTGTTTATGCGATTATGGGAGTATATAAAGACTTTAAAGAGTTAGACGATTGCAATCAATCGCACATCGAAATTGAAGATATAGGATATGCAAAGCTCGATCGTATCCGGCAATTTCGCAAGGAAGAAAATTTTACCGAGTGGGTAGAAAAAGCTCGCACCCTTTCACTTTCTGACCCCAACACCGAAATAAGAGAAGCCAAAGGAGAGCCAGAAAAGGTTTACAATCCTAAAAGTAGAATGGTAACATTAACCTGTCCACATTGTGGCAAAAGTTTTGGGTATACTATAAAGGATTAGGAGTAGTATTATGAAAATCATTAATTGTCTATTTGAAATATTTATTCTCTCTATCGGTTTTCTATTGGTAATCTTGCCCGAAATAATCATATTTTCCTTATGGGATATTTACGATTGGATAGGAGATAGGTTAAGATGACCGACCATACCGATGAAGAAAAATTAAGGATAAAAAGGCTTTTAAAGAGAATCCTAAATCAGAAAAGAGCCAAAAGGAAAAGAGATAAAAAAAGAGGGATATGGAGAAGGAAGGAAAAGAGATGATTAAAAAAAGAATGAAAATAAATAGAAAGTTTGTTAGTGATTTAGATATATTAAAAGCAGGAATATGGGTTACTGATAAAGACTATGTGGTGTCAAAAGCAATACTAATGTTATTTTATGGAATTAAAATAAACCAATATTTTGAATTTAGTAGAGATTATAGGAAGTTTGGCTGGAATATAAAATATAATTAAGGAGAAATATAAGAGATGACAAAGCTAAAAATAACTGAATCTGACATCATAAGAGCCGTTAATGATTATTTGCAGATACAAAGGAATAAAAAGAAGCTAATGTTCATCAGGAATAACTCTGGGGCAATTCCCATAGTGGATGGAAAAAACAAGAGGCGCTATATAAGGTTTGGAGATAAAGGCAGTCCCGATTTTCTGGTGTGGTTGCCATATAATAACGAAATGGAATGCGGATTTATTCCAATGTGTAAATGGATGAGAGGTCTTGCTCTCGAAGCAAAATCAGATATTGGGAAACAAAGTATTGACCAAATCGAATGGCAGACAGACTTTGAAAGATTAGGCGGGGAATATTATATTGTTAGGAGTATCGAAGAATTAATTAAGATAATTGGCGATAGTTGCTAAAACACAATTAAAAGTTTAAAATGGAGAGGGGTAAAGAAAGTGAACCTATTCGAGATAAATCATATCAAGCATGTAAGGATAATAGAAAATACAGACAAAATTATCGCAATGCACAATGAAGGGAAAAAGACAACAGATATAGCAAAATTGATGGGGGTATCTCATGCAACCATATATGGGTTACTTATCAAGAAAGGTATTATTGAAAGTACGAGAAAAAAAAGAATATTATATTCACATAAAGAAAAGGTAGAACATAAAAATCTCAAGCCTTTTATGGAGAGGATCAGCCCTGAATTAAGAGCTGCAATAAAAAGAAATACCGAGATTAACAATACCAGAATAAAAACATATTCTAACCCTCCGAAAGATGAAGAAGATAGAGAATTGGAATTAGTAGATAATATAATTGAAATGCCGATAACTGATGTGGCTACAAAAACAAGGAGTAGAAAAGGTTAAAACCTTTATTCAGGTGTCAGGTTGGTAGCTCTGTCCTGGCACCTGCTACTCCTCTAAAAAAGGGGAAAAATGAATAAAAGAACAGAATTAAGACAAAATGTATGGCTGAAATATAACAAACATTGTGCTTATTGTGGAAAAGTTCTGGAATATAAGGATATGCAAATTGACCATATGATATCTAAATATGCAGTAGAAATGTATGGGTATCCAGAGAAAATATTCGGTTCTAATTTTGAAATAAATTGTTTTAATAATCTTACGCCAAGTTGTAGAAGATGTAATCATTACAAGAGAGAGCAAGGTTTAGAAGGATTTAGAATATTAATGAAAACTTTACACGAAAGAATACAAAGCCAATATATTATAAAAGTTGCTATAGATTATGGGCTATTAACAATAAAACCATTTGATGGTAAGTTTTATTATGAAAGATTAACAAATGAAAATAAGGAGAAATAACAGATGTTAACCATAGGCCAGTTAAACAGAATCTATGAGTTGGAAGAACTATTAAACAATTGCGTAGATGATGACAAGGCGATATTATATGAGAGGGAATTAGAGGGATTAGAGGAAATGAATGAGAAAAAAAAGGAAGTTTTGTAAACTATGAATATAAATGATATTAAACTAAACCCAAACAATCCACGTTTTATTAAAGATGACCGTTACCAAAAATTAAAGAATAGCATAAAAGACTTCCCCAAAATGATGAAGTTGAGACCGATTATAATTGATGATGACGGTATGATATTGGGCGGGAATATGCGATACTTGGTAATGAGAGATTTGGGATATGAAGAAATCCCAAAAGGTTGGGTTGTAAAGGCAAGTGAACTTACCGAAGAAGAAAGAAAAAGATTTATCATAACTGATAATATACCTTATGGAGACTGGGATGAGGATAAATTGGCTAACGAATGGGATATAGGGGAATTACAGGAGTGGGGGGTAGATATACCAGAAATAAATAATATAGAAGAAGATTTTAATGAAAAAGAAGTTGATGAAAATATTGAAACTGAAAACGAATGTCCTAAGTGTGGATATAAATGGTAACAGTTATTAGTCTTTTTGCCGGTTGTGGTGGAAGTTCATTAGGTTATAAAATGGCAGGATTTAAAGAACTGCTTGCTATAGAGTGGGAAAATAATGCAGTAGAAACTTTTAGATTAAATTTTCCGGAAGTCCCAATTTGGCAAAAGGATATAAATAAAGTAACCGGTCAAGAGATATTAGATTTTCTTAATATTAAAAAAGGTGAACTTGATTTATTAGATGGCAGTCCACCATGTCAGGGCTTTTCTACTGCCGGTAAAAGAAAAGTTAATGATGATAGGAATGATTTGGTAAAAGAAAATATAAGATTAATTGAAGAATTAGAGCCAAAAGTATTTGTTATCGAAAATGTTTCAGGAATGATAAAGGGCAAGATGAAGGGTTTATTTATTGAATATATGAAGAAAATGAAATCTTTGAATTACCAAGTTAAATGTAAATTAATGAATGCGAAATATTATAACGTTCCACAGTCAAGACAAAGAGTTATTTTTATTGGAGTAAGAAAAGATTTAGGAATAGAGCCAAGTTATCCAGAAGGGAATAAGAAAATAATTAGTGTTAAGGATATATTAAAAGATTGTTCTGATGATATAAAATATTATCCACAAAAAAAAGCAAAAGTAATAAGTTGTAGATTAAAACAATGGCAAGATGGTAGTGATATAATCAAAGATAAATTCTTTAATTTAAAAAAGTTAGCATTAAATAAACCGTCTCGGACAATTACAAAAACAATAAGATTATCGCAATGTGGATTATTGCATCCAAAAGAAGATAGATATTTAACAATTAATGAATTAAAAAGGATAGCAACTTTCCCAGATGATTATGAATTTATAGGTAAATTTGAAGAACAATGGGCAAGAATAGGTAATTCAGTCCCGCCATTATTTATGAAGGCAATGGCTGAACATATTAGGATTAATATATTAGAAAAGGCAGTGAAACTATGAGCGGAGAAAATAAAGTTGATAGTGTAGAAAAAGATAAAAGAGTATATCAGGTAGCCTTAATGTTAAGAAGGAAACCGATACCTTTTATAGTGGATTATATTAAACGTGAGTGGGGTTTGGAAAGAACGCAAGCCTATAACTATATTAAAGAAGCAAAAAATGAATGGCAAAAATATCTCACTAATGTTAAGAGATGGGGAATGGGTTATTATATATCTCAATTGAGGGATTTAAAAGACCAGGCTTATAGTAGAAAAGTTATCATAGGCAAAGGGGATAATAAAGAGTTAATTACCATTGCTGATTTAGGATTAGTTTTTGATATAACCAAAGAAGAAGCAAAGTTGATGGGGATATACCCTGCAACCAAAATAGAACTTGAAAATAAAATTATAGTAAAAAAACCAAAGGAAGATGATGGCGACAATTGAGGTTGACCTTACCAGTCTTAAAGAAATTACGAATCAGATATATTATCCATTATTCAAAAATGACGATAGATATTTAGTTTTATTCGGAGGCGCCGGCTCAGGTAAGAGCTGGTATGTTTGTGAAAAAAACATTATCAGGACTTTAGAAGAAGAAAATAGCCGGATACTGGTTATCAGAAAAGTAGCAAGGACTTTAAGGCGGTCAGTATTTCAGTTATTTCAAGACTACTTTTTAAGGTGGGGGGTAAGTAAACTATTTGATTCCTTAACTTCAACAATGGATATAAAATGCACTAACGGTAATATGATATATTTTGCGGGGATAGACGATCCAGAAAAGATGAAGTCTATTGAGGGGATAACTTCGGTATGGATAGAGGAAGCCTCTGAATTATTATTAAAAGATTTTGAAGAAGTGGATAGAAGGCTGAGAGGTAAGACTAAAGGATATAAGCAAATCATATTAACCTATAACCCAATATCAATATTCAACTGGACAAATGAAAGATTCTTTACAGGGCAGATTAAACATGATGGCAGGTATTGGCATAAAGAGAATACGACTATATTACAGACAACCTATAAGGATAATAAATTTATAGACCAGGAATATATCGATGTATTGGAATCCTATACCGGCAATGCAAGAATGGTTTATACACTTGGGGAATATGGAAAGCTTGAAAATTCGGTATATTCTAATTGGGATATTATTGATGTATTCCCGGATACCGATAAAGAGTTATACGGACTTGATTTTGGGTATGAAAATCCGCAGGCTTTGGTTAAGGTATATTTAAGAGAAAAAAATTTATTCGTACAGGAGATGATGTATGAAAGGAAACAAACAAACCCTATATTATTAGAAGAACTTGAGAAAATGGGTTTAAGAAATAAATTAATTATTGCAGATAACGAAATGCCTTCGACTATTCAGGAAATCAAAAACAATAAATTTAATATTATTCCATGTAAAAAAGGTGAAGGTTCAGTCGAAGCGGGTATTAAATACATACAGGGGCTAAGAATACATATTACTAAAGACAGTCCCAATTTGACGAAAGAAATACAGAGTTACCAAAGAAAGAAAGATAGAGAAGGGAATGCGATAGAAGCAGTAGAGAAGTCCAATGACCATTTACTTGATGCAATGAGGTATGTAGTATTTACTCATTACTATGAAGCAAGAGAAAAATTAATTATACGAGTCCGTTAGGAGGTAAATTATGGATACTAACACAGGAACTGATTTTACATCCGGAATAGAATATTACAAACAAAGAAATTTAAATACTACCAGCATAATTACTTGTCCATTTTGCGGAGCTGATATTTATATATTTTTAGATTATCAAGGTCAAGTCTTTTGTTGGCAATGCGGGAAAGAAATTATTAGATAAAGGAGAACTATGGAATATAACCAAATAATACAAGGGGATAGTTTAACCGTATTAAAGACTTTGCCCGATGAGTCAGTAGATATGATTTTTACTGACCCACCATATATGATATCTCAAAAAGGCTTAAAAATAAATAGAACAAATATACAAAATAGAAGTTTAAGAAGAAATGGTAAAAAATCCAAAGAATTAAATTATGATTTTGGAGAGTGGGATCACTTTAAAAGTAGAGAGGATTTTTTGATATGGACGGATAGTTGGGTTAAAGAATGTTTCAGGATTATAAAAGATACTGGAAATTTTGTATCATTTTTTAGTAAATCAGAAATAAGCCATTTTGAAGATATATTAAATAAATATGGACATGTAAGACAAACAATAGTGTGGCATAAAACTAATCCTGTTCCTCAAATATTTAAAGTAGGGTTTATGAGTTCAATAGAATTTATGAGTTGGGCAACAAAGCAAAAAGGGGCTAAACATACTTTTAACCATCATTTAGGGCAACATCATAATTATATTGAAACTCCAATTTGTATGGGCAAAGAGAGAGAAGACCACCCTACGCAAAAACCATTAAAAGCGGTGACTTGGTTAATTGAATATTTAACCAACAAAGACGATATTGTTATTGACCCATTTTGTGGAGTAGGGACTATACCAGTTGCTTGCAAAGAATTAAGTAGGCAGTATTTAGGGATTGAGTTAAAACAAGAATATATTGATATGGCGAATAAGAGGATAAACAAGATTCCTGAATTATTATTTTAGGAGGTGAGTTATGAGTAGAAGAGTTTATGTATATGATTTTTTTGACATAATTGGCAATTATACAATACTGGAATCTGAAAAGAACTTAAAAGAACTTGAATGGCAAATATTAGTTAATGAACATAATATAGATATGTTACGTGAAAAGCGTATAAATAGAGATAAGCCACCAATGAGAGACCCGATAAAAAAGAGGAGATAGAATTTTATGTTAGAATACGAACTATATCAAAAGATTAATCAAGACTTAAAAGTACACTTTACCAACAAGCTATCTCAAAAAGAAGCTCTAAAGGAAATAGCTGATAAGTGGAAGATTCACAAAAGGTTTTTCCCCAGACTGAAAATAATTATAGCGGTAGCTTATTGTGTAGCTGGCAAAGAGAAATGAATACTTTAAAACAAACAGGAAGGAGATGAATAATAATGGCTAAAAGAATACCGAAAAAAGATGGCAGCGGTGGCGGAAATAGAACAAATAGAGGACGTGGCGGATGTGGAACTACCAGAGGAACAGGGCAAGGTAGAAACACAGGGAAAAAATAAAGTGAAATATATAAAAGAAAGGAGTTGATATATTATGGCAATGAAACCATTTGCTATCGTAACGGATATTAACAAAGTAGTCAGACTCGATGTTTTGAAGCAATACCAGAATGACGCAAAAAGTCAACAGTTAGAGAAGAGCGTATTTGCCAAAGAATATAAAGAGAATAGATTGGTCGAGCCTTTATATGAGCCTTTGATTATGTCAAAACTATTGGAGCTAAATACTTATCACATGAGAGCCTGCAAACAGAAGTCGTTAGATATTGCCGGGAAAGGTTGGGAGCTAGTCGCTGAAAAGGATAATCCTTCAGAGGAACAGAAAACTAAAGTAGAAGAGTTTTTTAATAAACAGGATACCACTATCGAAGAAACTTTTAGAAGGGCACAAATGGACATGGAAGCAGCCGGTTATGCAGGAGTGGAAGTAGTAAGAGAAGCAAATAGCTTTGACGGTGAGGTTCAACTGATAAACCATCTACCTGCTTATACTTTAAGAGTCCATGAAAGCGGTAATAAATACTGCCAGAAATGGAATAATAATAAAGTATGGTTTAGGGATTTTGGATATGATAAGGATATTGATAAAAGTACAGGAGATGAGAAAGAACCCAATTCGCTTGACAGTTCAAAGAGGGGGACTGAAATATTCTGGATGATAAACTACTTCCCTCGAAGTACCTTTTACGGGATATCTGATATAGTACCGGCTATCGGAGCAATAACAGGGGATATTTCAAGACGTGATTACAATATTTCATTCTTCTCTAATTATGGCATACCCGCATATCTTGTTTATATTACCGGAGATTTTGACCCCGGAGAAGAAGACCCCGAAACAAAGAAGACCCCGCTTGAGACTGCTATAGAATCTAAATTCAAAGAACTGGCAAAGAATCCCCAGAGTGTTATGATCTTAACTGTACCCAAAAAAGACAATTCAATGGGCGAAGTTAAAGTCGAATTAAAGGCTATATCAGCAGATATAAAAGAAGCTTCCTTCAGGATGTATAGAGTAGATAACCGAGACGAGGTTATTACTGCTCATGGTGTACCGCCTTACCGTTTAGGGATATTCGAGACCGGCCAGTTATCCGGTAATTTAGGACAGGAAAGCACCATCATTTATAACGATTCAGTTATCATCCCGAAGCAGAAAATATATGAGGAATTTGTAAACTTCTATATATTCCCGACTTTGGGCATAACCGATTGGAAGTGGGAATTAGTTTCCATTGATACAAGAGATGAGGATTTGGAAATAGACAGATGTGTTAAATTAATAATTTCTGGAATGATGACTCCGAACCAGGGGATAGCACATGTAGGTAATAGATATAAATTAGTTCAAACAGAAGATAACCCTGCTATGGATATGCATTATATGAACGGAGTCCCTATTGACGCAGGCGGTTTTATTCCCGAATATGATATTACTTCCATGCTGGATGGTTTAAAATCTAAATTAGTTGAGGTGTTTATAGAAGATGTTAGAAAACGTTATCCTAAAGATGATGATAGAGATAGAGCATTTCAGAAGATCCTTGCAGGCATTCAAGAAAATCCCAAAGGCAATAATAGACGAGGAAAATAAATTAAATAAAGAACTCCTAAAGCTTTTCAAAAAGCCATTCAAAAAGATAATGGACAAGCTAAAGGGTATGGAGAACGTTCCTTCCTCTGATATGGAGATGAAAATTCTTCTATCCGATTTAGCAGATATAGCAGAGGACTTTGGAAATATCTTGTTCAATAACAAACAGGAAACCTTAAATTATGCCAGGGCTAAAACCATCAGCGAAATAGAGAAGGCGAAAAAGAAAGCTAAAAAGGCAAAGAAGATACCAAAGGCTATATCGGGAATTTCCTTTATGGATTACTCTCCTGAACTTTTAAGGTTAATAAAAGAGAAAACCTTTGTAGCCTCACAACATACTCTGGATAGAATAATCGGGGATATCATGGAGAATCTTTCGGAAAGTTATCAAGAAGGATTAGGGATAGTCAAAGCGGCTGATAATCTTAAAGAAGTCTTTGATAGCATGGAAGATTATCAATTGAAAAGGATTGCCAGAACAGAAATTAATGGAGCACAGAATGAGGGGGCTTTTTTAACCGAGCAGGAATTAGAATTAGAATATGACCAATGGTGGTCTGCTGGAGATTCACGTGTCAGAGGTACTGACCCCAAAGATACAGCAGACCATGTTTATATGCATGGACAGATAGCCAGAGTAGGGAAGCCTTTTAGTAATGGTTTAACTTACCCCGGTGATAGAACTGGGGATATTTCGGAATGGATTAATTGTAGATGTAGATTAGTACCCTTCTTTATTCCAGAAGGTTACAGAGCACCTGATATGGATTACTTTTACGAATGGGACTTAATAAAGGTGGAATGAGGTAACAATATGGGCTTAGGTAAAAAATGGTCTGAAAAAGAAATAGAATATTTAGATGAAAATTGGGGCAAAAGTACCCTTGCTTCTCTTTCTACCCATTTAAAAAGGACTAAAAAAGCAGTTGTTTTGAAATCAAAAAGATTAAAATTAGGGGCAAGCACAAGAGCAGATGAATACCTTACAGCAAATCAAGTGGCGGTTTTATTAAACATTAATAACCATACAGTTTTAAGGTGGATAAAATATCATCATTTAAAAGCAGATAAAAAAGTACTTCTTTACAAAAGACGATTCTTTTTAATTAAGCATAGTGATTTATTAAAATGGTTAGAAAATAATCAAGATAAATTCGATAGCAGAAGAATAGATTATTTAAATCTTGGCTATGAGCCTGAATGGCTACAAAGAAAAAAAGAAAGAGATAAAAAACTTCCTATAAATAGATTTAAGATATGGACTAAATTTGAAGTACAAAGGATTAAAAAATTATCACGAAACATGACTTATAAAGAAATCGCTAAAATTATGGGCAGGTCGCATGATTCAATAGAAAGGAAATTTGGGAGATTACAAGATAGACAAAAACTATTACAGATAAAGGAAGTAACCTATGCCAATAACGCACAATAAAAAAAAGATAGTTAGCTGTAGTTGCGGAAAGAATTGCCTATTTAAAATCTATGACGATAACCTTATTGAAATAAAGTGTCCGAAGTGCGGAGAGTTTGTTTATTATGAAATTAAGAAAAAATTGACAAATAATAATTTAACTTCTATAATGTTGATTAAAGGGCAGTTGCCTATAAAATAATAAATATAAAATTAAATAAATAGAAATCAGAGTGCCATAGAGCGCCATAAGACGGCGCTCTTTTTTTTGTATATAAGAAGGAGGCGATGTGAACTAAAAAGAGATATCAATTAGTAAATCTAAGGAGGTTAAAAGATTATGACCGTTAATAAAGATAGGGACAGAAACCAAAGTATGGAAGGGAAAATTGATGTCATTAGAAAAGAGATGTATAATCAATTCCCTTCTTATTATTCAATCTGCACCTTTGACGATGCAGTAATATATATAGATGATATTTCAAGCAAACTGTTTGAGATGTTTTACGCTATAGATTCGGAAGGCAAAGTAGTATTCGGAGAACCTAAAGAAGTATCTGAAACCTATGTCCAGAAAAGAATCTTTTCAGAGTCCTTTGATTTTACCGATATTCAAAAAGTTGGGGAAGCAACAAAAAGTATTGAATCGCTTGTTAATGAATGGGGAGAATATAAAGGGGATAAAGAAAAGTGTTTGAAGGCTATTAAAGAAAAGGAAGGGATAATAAATCCTGAGGCTCTTTATGCCTGGCTGTTTTATGAAGCAGAAGGAAAATGGCATACAATAAAGACAAGCGAAAAAGGAGCTGAACTTACCGGGCCAATAGTATTTAAAAATGATGAACAGAGAATAGTCTTTGCACCTGTATTAGTTCCCGGTGAGCCAGACTATGATTATGATAAAGGGGAAATGATACTTACCAAAGATGAAGTCCAGAGAATTGCCTGGAATTGGATGGAAGATTATGCCAATATCGATGTTATGCATGGACTTAATAACGTTGCCGTTCCGGTAGAAAGTTATCTATTGCCTGTAGAATGGACGGTAACTGCTTATGGTAAGTCAATGACCCTTCCTGTAGGAACTTGGATCATGGCTGGCAAAGTTAAAGATGATATTGTCTGGAAGGATATCAAAGAAGGGAAGCTTACAGGATTTTCAGTTATGGGAATACCTAAAACCGCGTTGAAGGGGATAATAGAAAAGGCAGCCAAAGGTCTGAATATTGCAGTAGAATTTAATGCTGCTCTAAAAAGAGTATTACTAAAAGATTTGGGGGCTGGCTGGCTTGCTCCATTTGTTTCCATAGTAGATGAGCCATGCGTGCCTAAAGCAAAATTCTTTGCCATTAAAAGCAAGGATGTAGAAATTGATGAAGTAAAGAAAAAAGGTATTCTGGAAAAAATTAAAGATGCCTTTACGGTAGAAAAAAAAGGTCGAGTTATTTCTGATTCTACTTTCGGAGATTTAAAGAAAGCTTGGGAATCTCTAGGCAAGTTAATCACGAAAGCAGAAGGAGAAAGAGGAAAAGATACAAATAAACAAAAGGAGAGTGAAGAAGAAATGACAAACGAAGAAATTCAGGTATTAGTTGAGAAGGCTATTGATGAGAAGTTGAAACCTATATCCGAAAAATTGGAGCTGATTACTAACAAATTAGCTGAAAAGAAAGAGCCAGAGCCAGAACCTGCACCTAAGGCAGTTGAACCAACAGAAGAAGAACTGGCTAAAAAGGCAAAGGATGAGGATATAGTTTCGAAACTTCAAGAGAAAGTAAAAGAGTTAGATGAGTTTATTAAGAAAGGCAAATCCAATGCAATTCGGGGCGATGACAACTTGACAGTTAAAGACGAGAAAGAAATTGATGATAATAGAGATCCGCTTGGACGAGCCAAAAAGAAAAGATATTAAAAACAGAAAGGAGAGTGATAAAAAATGATAATGGATAATGAAAGTTTATTAAAGATAGTTGATTCAGCATTGAAAGATACAGGGATAGTAGAAGTTACCACATTAGGAACATCTATCTTGCAACCGCAGAAATTCGATAAGTTTATCCGAACCGTTCAGGACAACACAGTAATTTTACCGGAAGCAAGATATATGAAAATGGAATCGCAAATAGTAGATATAGACAGAATTGCCTTTATCGGAAGGGTATTTGATAGTTTACAAGGTGATGGTGGGACAACTGAAAGAACATTAACTGATCCAACCGAATATGCAAAACCACAATTTAGCACCAACCAACTTATTGCTGTAGGATTACAGGCTATAGTAGGAATTAAGGATACCGCAATGAGGAGAAATATCGAAAAAGGTAATTTGGAAAATACCATCCTTTCTCTTTTAGGAGAAGCTGGTGGAAGGGATTTAGAGGAACTTGCTTTGTTAGGTAATAAGGATATACCTTATGCAACAGATAGAGTCTTATGCAAAACTGATGGCTGGATAGAGAAAGCAGTCAATAAAATATACGGTGGAGTAGGTGGAGATTTTGACCCAGAGGCTGAAGAGGGCACATTATTTCCGGAGAATATGTTTGAAGCTGCTTTGGATGCTATCCCAAAAGTATATCTTACCACTCTTTCGGATTGGAGATTTTATGTTACTTGGGAAGTGGAACAGGCATATCGTAAAATATTAAAATCAAGAGGGACTCCGTTAGGGGATACTGTTTCGACACAAGCTTTACCACTTGCATTCCAGGGGATTCCTGTAGTTAGAGTTCCGATATTAGAAAGGTCAAAAACTTATAATGCAGAAACTCATGAAGCCGGGAAAGTTTGCTTATTCTCCCATCCTGACAATATGATATGGGGGGTATTCTATGAATTGACCTTAGAAAGAGAAAGAGAAGCTAAACTTCATAGAACTGACTTTGTGGGAACTGTAGAAGTAGACGCTAATTATGAAGATGAAAATGCAGCTGTGGCAATGTACATCGACCAGGCTCCTCCGGAAACATCTTAAAGGTAGGAGTTTAATTAACGCATATAGCAAAAGATAGGGGAGTTTAAAAAGCTTCCCTATCTTAATAATAAAAAGGAGAACGGCAATAGAAATAGGGATTGTAGGAGTTGGTGTAGTAGGAGGTTCTTTCTTAAAATTATTAACAGTGCAAGGGCATTCCATAAAGAAGCTGGATATATACAAGAACTATTTTGATGATATAAGTAAATCGGATATTGTATTTATCTGCATTAATGATACCGATAAAGAGATGACAAATATTAAATCAGTAGTTAAAGACGTGGTAAAGAAAAATCAAAAAGGGATTATTGTTATCAGGACTACACTTATACCAGGGACTACAGATGAATTTATAGAACTATATCCAGAGAGAAGGATAGCATTCCTTCCGGAATTCCTTACAGAAAGAAATGCGGAATATGATACCTTCCATCCAGATAAAGTAATTATTGGGACTGAAGATAAAGAAGTATTTGAAATATTGGGAAAATTATTTGAAGATATAATCTACCAGGAAAGAATAATTCAGGTAAAGCCTTTGGAAGCAGAATTAATTAAAGTAGGTCTTAATGCTTTGGCAGTAATCAAAGTAGTCTTTGCAGAGCAGATGTTTGATTTGGCTTCTCATTATGGGGTGGATTATATGAATATATACAAAGGATTTCACCTGGATAAATTTACCAAAGGAGAGCATCTAATAGCTGGGAAGGATGGATACAGAGGAGCAAGCGGGAAATGTTTACCTAAGGACATTGGGTTTTTATGCTATGCCGGGGAAAAGAATTCCATTAACTTTCCTTTAATAGATTTGGCTCAACAATTAAACATATATTATTTAAAAATGAAGGAGTAAGGTAATGGTAGAAAGGTCTATTGAATATAAAAGATGGTATGGAAAATTTTTAGGTAGAGGGCAAAGCCATGCTTATTGGATGTATAAAATCATAGAGGATGTTTTGAATGATAATAAACAGATAAAAGGTATAATCGAACTCGGTTATGGGAGAGGAGCTTTATCATTATTCCTGGGTTTGGAATGTTATGAAAGAGGGTTAAAGCCTTTATTGACTTATGATATATTGCCATTTAATGAGTCCAGACTTACCAAATTATTAAACATAAGATTTATCAATAGAGATTATTACCATGAGAATTCCATCAAAGAAATAACCGAATATATTAATAATGAACCTATCTTATTTATTTCTGATGGTGGCGATAGAGTAAAGGCTTTTAATTATTTTGTTGGGATATTAAAAAAGGGTTCTGTATATGCTTCGCATGACTGGGAATCAATTCCAGGAAAATCACCTCAAAGACTAAATGATATAACTTCTAAAGATACAGTAATAAAATATTCCTTAGAACCTTTATATAGAGAGGAATGGAATTATTCTCCTGATTATATTAAGACTTGTTTCTGGAGAAAAACAATATGAGGATTTTGGTAACCGGCTCAAAAGGAATCATAGGACGAAAATTAATAGAGGATTTAAAATTAAGAGGCCATAGTGTATTTGGCATTGACTTGTTACATCATGAAGGGGAAATAGGATTTATTCAAAGGGTGAGTAATGAGTATTGGGAATATGCCAGATGTGATATAGGAGAATATAGGCAAATAGAGGGGATCATCTTTGAAGCTGGGGCTTTCGATTTAGTTTATAATTGTGCAGCAGAATTCGGAAGGTGGAATGGAGAAGATTATTATGAGCAGATGTGGAAAAGTAATTTAATAGGCTTAAAAAATATTATCAGACTTCAGGAAAAATATAAGTTTAAATTAGTACACTTTTCAAGCTCGGAAATCTATGGTGATTTTGATGGAGTGATGACAGAGAACGTTCCCAAAGAAAATGTTATCAATCAAATGAATGATTACGCCATATCAAAGTGGGCTAATGAATTACAGATAAGAAATTCCCGGATAATGTACGGAACGGAAACAGTTATTGTAAGACTATTTAATACTTACGGACCAGGGGAATATTACCATCCCTATCGAAGTGCGATATGTAAATTTTGTTACCATGCCTTAAAAGGATTACCAATAACAATTTATAAAGGGCATTATCGTTCCAATAGTTACATCGATGATTGTGCAAAGGCAATAACCAATATAACTGACAACTTCATATCGGGCAGAATTTATAATATCGGAAGTGATGAGTATTGTAATATGGGTAAAGTTGCCAATATTATTTGGGATTATACCGGGGCTGACAGAAAATTAATAAAATGGAAAAATACAGAAGAAATTCTTACAACAAAAAAGAAACAAGTTGATATTGAATTATCGATTAAAGAATTGGGATATAAGTCAACCGTTGGTTTAGAAGAGGGGATTAAACGAACCATTAAATGGATGAAAGAATATTATAAAATATAGGAGTATGTTATGAATAAAAAAGTAATAATACAAATGCCTTTAAATACTTATATAGGTGGGAAAAAGAATTCAGAAAACGAAACGAATGAAGAATGGATAAAATATAGGATAATGCTATTTACAGGATATTGCTTAAAAAGTCTAAAAGCACAAAGTAATCAAAATTTTACTGCTTTAATTAAATGCAGAGAGGAAACTATTCCATTCATAAAAAAGGAAATGGGGGAACTTCCTGATAATGTTTTAATAGTAGGGGTTGTTGAATATGAACAAAAGATTAAAGATTTAATAAAAGGGCATGAAAATCTTTATCTGGTACGAGTTGACTCTGATGATATGTGGAAAAAGGACTTTATTGAATGGCTTCATAATTATACTCCAAAACCAGAAACCGAACTATTACTCAATCAGTATTGTTACAATTATGATATTTACGAAGATAGATTAGCTTTCTACTTTCTCATTTCTCCTCAATCTTATGTTTTATTATATAAAGTAAGTGAATATTTAGAAGGTAAAAGATATAGTTTGCCTGGTGGGCATAGGTCGGCAATAATAAAGATTCATGAAATTATACCTGGAGCGAACTATCTGGATACCATTCATAAGGTTAATATTTGTTCACACTTTTTAGGGCATGGTGGATTTAAAGAATGGAGAGAAATAAAAGAAGAAGGGGAGAAGAGAAGCATATTAGAAGAATTCGGATTATATGGAAAGGAGTATATCCATGAAAAAGAATCCGTTTAAGGATAAGAAGATAATATTTAGGCTTCATCCTAATTGGCATGATGGGAGCAGTTATAAATTCCCCTATTTCTTAAAGAAGGCATTTGGTATAGAAATTACAAGAGAAAAGATAGATGGAAAGTATGATTTAGGAATATGTAAAGGGGATTGGTATACTTTCCATAGGGAATTTATGGACAAGGGCATTCCTTATCTGTTATTGGAGCATGATATTTATAGTTTTAGATTTGGATTAAATGAGAAATCGTATGCCCACGATAAGGAAAAAATAGAAAATGCTGTAGCAGTAATATTCACCTCAGAAGATTATGTTGAATATTATGAAGATTTAAAGAAGAAATATGGATGGCATATCCCTAAATATGTTGTTATACATAATAAACCATTAACAAAGGATCTTAAATTCACCCCCAGAGAAAAATTAGAAGGATTACATTTGGTTTTAGAGGGCGGACTTTCTATATGGAAAAAGAAAGATGACCCCTATCATTACAAAGCATATAATTATATATTTGAGCAATTTATCAATGCAGGATGGAATGTGCATATTTACCCCACCAAGGTAGCATCTATGTTGGCTAAATCAGAGGCGTATAAAGCTCTGGGATGTATAATACATGAATGGATTCCATGTAAAGATTTATATCAGGAAATTAGCCAATATACAGCAGGCTTCCAGGGATTCAACTCTATCAATACTCCCGAATCATCTTTAAAGTTTGCACAAGCATGCAGACCAAATAAAATATATGATTACCTTGCTTCCGGGATACCGACTATCGGTTATAATGGTAAAAACGCTATGGAAATATATCGGGATAAATGGGGGGTAGTCATTGATGATTTAAAGCCTGAAACATTAGCGGCAATTCCAGAAAGATTAAAGAAAATAAAGATAACTAAAAAGATGAGAAATGACAATGTTTTAGAGAAAGAAAGAGATAAGTTTGAATATATCATTAACGTGGCTTTAGAAGAAGCAGAGAATAAAGACAGGGTAAAATATAATATCGGTAAAAATCCTTTTGAGAATACTGTTAGTAATCCCTTTGCAAAGAAATTCCCTATAAAAATAACTGTTGAAAACAAGACACCTTGTATTATAACGAGAATAAACAGATCATTCTTACCTCACAGTATATCGGAAGTTTTTACAATAGATAAAATGGATTATAAGCAATTAAGAGCCCATGTCAATTTGATAATAAAAGAAATCGGAGGGGAATAAAATGTTGTATGAAATGGTTGTGAAGAATAAGATAGGAGAGAATATTCACCGAGCGGAAAAGACTTTTAAGGCAAGGGGAACATCAAAGGTTATAATTGACGAAGCAGGGTTTAAAGAAGTTAGGGCTTGCAGTAATTTGGCAATTGAAAAAATCTTTTTTGTCTGTCCGCATTGCAAAAAAACATTTGATAAGAAAAAAGGATTTCATACTCATATCAATATGGCACATCCGGAGTTTTCTTATAGATACAAAAAGGAGTGGTGACGATCATGCAGGATTTTTATTCTACAGTAATAGATGTTAAAAAATATACCGGGTTGACCTATGATAAATTGGATTTAGACAACGAACCCGCTTTAGATACTTTATTAGAGAGCTGGTTAAAACAGATAGCCAGTTTAATTAATAATAACAGAAGTAGAAACTATGCCAGTGATTTAATAAGCGGAGATGAATTTCCGGTAGAAATATGTGAAGAATTATGGACCGCTGATGCTTCAGGAGTAGTTGTTTCATTACAGGAACACCTTGCAGATTTAGATGGTGATTTTGAATTACCTAAACCGGATGAAGAAATATCTTGTATCCGTTTTACCTTACCTGGTACTATTGACAATGATGTTTTAATCGCACATAAAAGTTTGGATTCGGATAAACAAGATTTAAGCCTGGCAAAGATATTGAAATTCTATATTCAGGTATCCGGTGATATCGAAGCAGGGAAGCTGGCTATAATTCTATCTGCTAAAGAGGACTGTTCAACAGTTTTAAAAACCCTTCCCATCCCTTCTTTGGTAGAAGACGAGTGGAAACATCTATCTAAATATCTAGGGCAGGATTCTACTTTGAGTGCAGTAAAAGGTATAGGGTTAAAACATATTAACGGAATGGCGGGAATGGATATTTACCTGGATACCTTCACAGGCTTGAAAATTCCTGAAGGAATACATAACATAGCCAAAAGAATGTGCGGGAATATGGTAGCTCTGGCTTTAAGTAGAAGAGAATCGGGAGTTTATCGGGTAGATGACTGGAATGTAAAGATAGCACTTGACCAGATATTCACTCCTGAAATAAAAAAAGACTTATATCAGTATCCGGCAAAACCTAATTTTAGATTTACAAGGGTGAATAATGACGATTAGTTATGAATTTAATCAAGAACAATTGAATAAGTTTTTAGAGATTCCCAGAGAAGCAGGGATAAAAGGTTTTAAATATACTGCTGCTGAATTATGGGGATTATTAAGAAGAGTGAATTTTAAGACTGGACATGGGGCATTATCTGGAAGTTGGCAATTAACTAAACTTGGGGATTTTGAATATAAAGTAGCCAGTGATAAAGAATATGCTCTGGCGGTTTCAACAGGGACTGGCATATATGGACCAGTAGGCCAGCCATATCAAATAGTTCCTAAAACTAAACAATGTTTACATTTTATCTGGCAAGGAAAAGAGATATTTGCTAAAAGTGTGTGGATACAAGGAATGAAACCGAATGATTATATCGGAAGGTCAATAACAAAGACTGAAAGCAGAGTAGATGAATTCGTAAGAAAGGCTTTAAAGGAGTGTGGAGCATGAAAGAGAAATTATTAGAAGATGCTTTTGATGAAATAATTGATTCTATCTGTAAAACCTTAGAAGATAAAATACAGACAGGAGAATATCTGGATACAGCAAGGGCAGTTTATCGGGGAGATAGAACAGTCAAAGCTCCTAAAACTCCTTGCCTTTGGGTATTCCCGGATGTGGGAGTATGTGCCCATCCCCCTGCAACCTTTATGGAGAGCTGGACTTTGCCTATAAGGATTGTTTCAGTAGTTCACTCCAATGATTCAGAAGAAGGCTTTAAGGAAGCTAATAAATTGGCAGCCAAAGCCAGATATTGTATTTTGCAGAATAGGACTTTAGGATTAAGAGAATTTGTGCAGGATACAAGAAGCGATAGATTTGAATATTCCAACCCCGGATATGTGATGGGGAATTTATATTCAGCAGTAGCTATTATAGTAGTTACTTTTAATATTTTAGAAAAAGGAGAGTGATTTGAAATGAGATTACGATATGTAGGATTTACAGAGGAAGCGACTTATAGACCGGTTACGCCACCGGCAGCAGTTTTTCATGTGGATATAGCTTCAGCTTCGCTTGATGTACCGTCTGATCCTAACTTGCATTTTGAGGGCGGGTTATACAGAGGGTTAAAAACAATTAGACCGGGTTATTACGTTCCTACCGGGAATATAGTTTACCCCGCTGATATCAGAACCATAGCTTACATTTTGAAATGGGCGTTGGGGAACTATAAATTTACGGAGGGTTTGGCTGGTATTAACACTCATGAGATTTGGAGTGTTGAGGAGTTAGTATTGCCTTCTTTTACCGCAAGGCTGGGGAAGGATAATTTTGAACATATCTTTACAGGGTGCATTATCAACAGCTTGGAATTGAAAGTAGAAGGAGAATATTTTTACCTGACTCTTGATATAGTTGGAGGGAAAGATTCCAAAGGAGATTTACAGGCAATAGGAGATTTAATACTACCTGTTGAATACCCTCTTTCCTTTGTCGACACCAGTATGGTTTTAGGAGAAACTGCTTATAGCTGCAAGTTTAAAACTTTAACAATTAAGATAGCCAATAATTTAGCTCCTGATGCCGGGAAAGGATTTGGAAGTAGGTTCCCCTGTAGATTGCCTGTAGGTGCAAGGAATGTCAATATCAGCGGCGGGTTATTTTTTGAGGGCAGTACCCAGTATGAAAGCTTCTGGGGAGATAGTGCCGGAATTTCAGTCAATGTACCAGTTGAAGAATCTTTAACCTTAACTTTAGATAGTGGAGATTACGGAAGCATGAATTTGGTATTACCGAGATTCTATTTTTCGCAATTGACCACACCTGTTTCCGGAAGATCTGAAATTACTCAAGGCTTTAGTGCAATAGGTTTGGTAGATACAGTTGAATTGGCTGATGAAACCGAAGTAGATACCGATATTCTGGCCACAGTATTAAACGGAGCAGATGACTTAGATGAGGATATCGTTAGCTGATAGAATAGGGCAGAATACCCCTAATTTTTAACGTAGTAAAGAATATTTGATATTACCTGATAGATTGTAAGAGTATAAGATAAAATCAAGGGAGAACGATAATGGGAAACGAAAAAGAAAGAATGATCCTGACTAAAGAAATGATTCTCAAAGGGAAGGACAAAACTTGTTTTATAAAAGTAAAAGGTTTTGAAGGGGAACTTGAAATCAGACCATTAACCGAATTAGCCTGGTCTGAAGTAAAGGCTTTAACAGGTAAAGAAACAGAAGTTTCTTTGAGTGCAGTATTAAACAAAGATGGTCAGTTCGATAAAGAAGCGACTGCCAAAAACGCCAGAGTAAAATTAAACATGATGAACGTTAGCAGGAATGAATTCGAGCAGGAAGTTATCATCTTAAAATATGGTTTAGTTGAACAATGGACAGAAGATGAGATACGTTCAATTTCCCCGCCGGGAATAATCAGTAAAATTGCTGAAGAGATATTAAAGATAAGCCAGTTATCAAAAGAAGATATAAAGGACATAAGCTTTTTTCGCTCGAAGTGATGAAGGGCAGACAATACTAACTTTCCATTTAAATGGAATTCCCTTCATTACGCGGTATCAAGATTTAACCGAATATCAAAAGCTTTTTTTCAAGATGGCCTTTACGGAATATAATAATCAAACAATTATGACTATGCAAGGTAAACCAATAGTAACTTCTAATGATAGAACTGATATGGAAAATGAAATTCGCAAGAAAAAGGAGTTAAACAATGGCAAACTTAGTTGAAGTTTTACTTAAAGCGATAGACGGAGTTACTCCTGTCGTTAAGAATATAGATAAGGAAACTGCAAAAGCTAATAAGGCAATGGCGGAAAAATGGGCAGGGACTGGAAAGGCAATGCAGGCAGTTGGTATTGCGGCCACAGCAGTCGGAGTTGGATTGGAGATGATGGCCAGAGTAAATGCTCCACTACTGGAATCTACCAGAAGATTGGCTGATTATCTTGATATGGATAGTAAGGCCATGCAGCAATTAGTTATCGATACTTCAAATGTTTCATTCCCTCTTGATGAAGTTTTAACTTTAATGGAAACAGGGGCAAGGTTGGGTTTGGATAGTGCTGAATCCTTAAAACAATATGCTGAATTCTGGGATATGGTTGGAGATGCCACAGGGGAAAGTTCAACAGCTCTTGCAGAAGCAGGTGTTTCCTTAAAAGCCTTGGGTATTTCTGCAGGAGAAGAAGGCAAAGCTATGAATGCTTTTGGATTTATTCAAAGAAATACCACTATGGAAGTTGGAGAATTTATTAATTCCATAGGGCGTTTAGCTCCGGAAATGAAACAATTGGGAATCGGAGTAAATGAAGCGGCAGTTATAATGGGAATATTACAGCAAGAGTTTGGAATGACCTCCCGGGTAGCCATGCAGGAATTCCGAACAGCGGTAACTTCAGCGGATGGTGATATAGAAAAACTTAAAACTACATTAGGTATAACTGGAGAAATGTTCGATACTTATTCCCAAAAGGTTGCAGATAGTTCGGAAATCATTTCTGAAAATGCCAGAAGGAATAATGAACTTTTAACTCCCATGCAAAATTTACAGCATTGGTTAACTGAAGTTAAATATAAAATGGGAGACTTTATTGTAAGTGCAGCCAATTATGCTCCTGTCCTTACCGGAATAGGAAGTGCCATGACCATAATAGGGACGGTAATGAAAAGCAGTTTTCTACCTCAAATATTATTAGCCACTAAAGCAGTCTGGGCTTTTACTGCATCGATACTTGCGAATCCTCTTACCTTCTGGATAGGGGCTATCGGATTAGTCATTACTTCTTTAGTTTTACTCTGGAAGAACTGGGATAACATTACCGAATGGATAAGCAGAAAAGTTGACTGGATAGTAGATAAATTTAAATGGCTTGGAGATAAAGTAAAATGGGTAGCGGAAAAGCTGCATTTATATAAAGAGAAGACCGTTGAAATGGTAGAAGCGACTGATAAATTAGGGGAATCAGCAGATAAAGCGAATACTTCGTTAGATGGTATGAAAACTACTACCGAAGGGGCAGGAGAAGCAGTTGTAGGTTTAACGGAAGGGAATGTTGCTCTAGGGGATTCATTGGGAGAAGTAGCCATAAAAGCTGATGAAGCAAAAGGGAAATTAAATGAATGGGGTCAAGTTATTGAAACCTTTGATGAATGGGTATTTAGATTAGGTGAAGAAAGCAAGGTAATGGCCGAGAAATCAGCAAAAGCATTTGAAGATTATTCCAATGCAATGAAACCAGTAAAAGACAGGATAGACGAGTTGACATTATCAGAAGGGGAATATGCCTTAAAAACAATAAATACGGTTGAAGCCTTAACTGAAAAAAAGAAAGCATTAGAAGAAACAACTTTATCAGCAGGTTTGTCTTTAGAAAAAGAAAAAGAAGCAATGGGCGATATAGCTATATGGTACTCGGAAGAGATAGATGAAATCGTAAAGAAATTAGGGGAAAAAAGAGATGCTTTGATAGCAGCAGCAAAACAAGCAGGGAAAAGTGCTTCAGAGGAAAAAGCAGAAATAGCAAGCGTGACCGCAGCTTATAACGCACAAATAGGAACTTTGGGAGCATTAGCAAACGCGAAAGCAAAAGCAGCAACAAAAGCAGCAGCGACAATATATAAGGTAGTAGATTCAGAGGGGAATACTATTGCATTAAGAAGCCAGAACCAATTAAGTGCAGCGGAAAAAGCGGAAGGGATAAAATTGGTAGCAATGCATTCCGGCGGTATAGTAAGAACTGCTATCCCTGGAGGGGAAGGTCTGGCATTATTAAAAGATAGAGAAATAGTCTCAACTCCGGAGCAAGCTGCTTCCGGAAACAATATCACTTTAAATATTCATGAGGGAGCATTTAAGGTAACCACAAATAAGTTAGATGAAAATGCAATCAAGAAAGCCGGGAAATGGTTATTCGATGAATTTTATAGTCAATGTAGAGCGAATAATATAATACTGCAAAGGGGATAAGATGAATATATATCTGGGCATTTTAGGAAGCGAAACCACATTTGAATATGCCATAGTTAATTATGGTTATCAATTACAAGGCACAGTACATACTACAGCAAGCGGAGCGAAAAGAATACAATACGCTAAAGAAGATAAATATTTATTTAACATAAAATTAACTTATGTTCAGGATGATGTTTGGGATGATTTAATAGCCGAAGTAAATAATAGTAAAGAGAATGATCTTAACTTAATAATCGGGGAAGACAATTACACAGTAAGGATCATACCAGAAAGTATTCCAAAAAATCCCATTTTAGGCACAGCACAAGGATACGATATTAGTTTTAATTGTATTGAGGTTTAAATATGCAGGATTTGCAAGGTTTATTCGTTAGTGATTTTGAAAAATCGGCATTGATAGTATTGGGTAAGGCTGAAGTAGATAAAGACGGTTTAGGTAGCTGGGTAGAATTACAGGATGTCAAAGACTTTTCTATACAATCAAATATAACCAACCTATTCCAAAATACTTGTGCCTTATCTTTTAGCATAAATCTCCTAAATACAAAAGACAGATATTCCTTCCATGACACCGGAGCAAGTTGTTATGGTTATATTAAAGAGGGGAGAAAAATAAGATTATACCTGGGAGCAAGATTGAAACCGGAAGCAGGAGAATCCGCTGATTATTATTGGAGCTGGTTATATGGAATAATAGACAAACCGACAACGCAATATGATGAAGCAGGGGAAACCTGTAATATAACCGGAAGGGATTATATCGCATACCTTTCAGAAACCTATTTAAAAAAAGTATGGTGGGGAAAGAATATAAAATATAATGTGGTAGCTGACCTTGAGCATTATACAATGGAAGAGGACTGCAAAGGGATTTACCGAGCCTTTCTGGATAGAACAGGGTTAGGTACAGGATTTGAAGAAATATGGCTAAACAGCGAATGGACCTATGATTGGGATATAAACGAATTTGTGTTCCTAAAACCAAACGTACCGAAAGAAAATGCTACAGGTTGTTTATGGTTATATTATTTTACTCCCCAAACCGTAGAAAATGTGGTGGCCGACCTTTTAGTAGAAGCGGAAATATTAACTTTATCAGAGAAATTCTTATGGTTAAACAATCCATTACTATGCACTCCAACCGGGAAACAAATAGAGCGGGTATGGTTTGATAGCGGGACTGCTTATATCAGAGCAATAAATATGCTGACAGAGGTTGTTATATATCGATTTTATATTAACGGAAACCATGAACCTTGCTTTAAGCCAATACCAGAATTAAGCGAAACCGTCAAGAGGATTAACGACCATGAATATATTATAAAAAAGACAGAAGAGAGGCTGGACGAATTATATAACCAGATTATAATAGAAGGTGAAACCAGGGAAATGAAGAGGAATTGGTTATCAGTAATGGCCTATTCTTCAGTTAGCGGGCTGGACAGTACAAGCGGAAAACTAAAAGGAGCAACAACAGACGATGGAGAAAACCTGATAGTTAAGAGAGGTTTTATATGGAAAACTGGAGAAGAGGCGGAGATATCATGGTATGAATCAGGAGGGGATTTAGGTATAGGATATTACGAACATGAGATAACCGGACTTACACCGGGAACAGATTATAAATTTCAAGCCTATGCAGAAGATAACAAAGGGAATAAAGCATATTCTGCATGGTATTATTTTAGAACAGAAGAGGAGCTATCATGACAGGATGGGATAAGCCAACAGGCTATATTGATACAAGCGATATATGGAATTGGGAAACTGCTGCTTATGATGGTAATTTGTATTCAGCAGCAGATTGTTCTACGTTAGACGTTTCAGACCCTCCTGGGTATTGGACTCCTGATTTTATAGAGTTTACACATGAAGAAAAAGCCTGTTCAAAAATTAGGTTTTATTGCCGATATTCTAGTGACCCAGAAATACCGTATGTAAATGTAGGTATATATTATAATGAAGAATGGCATGACCTTTTCGAAGGTTCGCTTACAGGATGTTGGATTGCAGACCCGTATTATTTTTATCAAAAAGAAATAGAACTTGGCGATATATATCTTGTGTCAAAGATTAGGTTTAAGTTTTATAAAGACTACGGATATTCCGCTACAGTCAGTCTACATGAAGTAGAATTTTATTTTATAGACTCTATGGTAGAGAATATCAAAGCCGAGCCAGACTCAACGCAAGGAGCGATAAAATTATATGGTGAAATAACAGAAGGGGAAGGTATAACCGAAAAAGGATTTGAATATATCGTTCAAGATGAAGAGCCATCATCAGAAGATACTGGGATAGAATGTATAAAGACAAAACCTGCTTATCAGGAATATTGGGATATAGGTGAATATTGGGCACACGAAAACGAAGGAAACGATGTAGACTTTGATGATATGTTATATCGTCTTTCAAGAGAAGAGGAATATGAGCATAATACAATATGGTGGTTTAGGGCATATTGTAAGGTTGGAGAAGTAAAATATACTGCAGCAACATGGATGAAAAATGTTCCGAGCGTTTCGACATTTGCATGTACAGAAGAAGGAGCACAACAAGCCACAGGGAATGGAGAGCTAACCGACAAGGGAGCAAATACTGTAGAGAGATTAGGATTTAGGATCATAAAAGAATACAGCGGGGATTTAATGGGAGCTCAATATTATTGTAATGTATTGAGTGGTTACAAAGTAGCGGAAGAACTTGAAGAGACTACATTGTACGATAAAGATGGAATATATATTATTGGTTTTACCTGGACCGGCATATTTTATAGAGATGCCTTTTTCCCAAAATCAGAAACACCAGGGGATTTTGAATTGGGAGTTTATGATTATGTTTTAGGTGGCGGGTTTTTAGGGGAAGAATTAGGGATATACTTAAAACCGAACGATACCTATAAAATCCAGGCTATTGCCAAAAATGATTTAGGAGTAGGGTATGGAGATGATATTGTAGAAGTAACTACAGACCAGAATTTTCTTTATGAAGAAGATGAACCCGTTATCTCCCCGACTTCAGTAGAAAAGACAGTGACTATAAGGGATATCCCGGAAGGAGCAGTAGTGACCAGGGTAGGAATAAGACTCGGAAGGACCAGGGGATGTAACGAGATAGATGTTTTCATGGATGGAGAATGGGGAAACGAAGAAAAGGTAACCTTTTTTATCACTGATTTGGTACCTGGAAAGAAATACTATGAAGAGCCATATATGGTTTTAAAATATGACGACTGGGAAGAGGAAATCATCGATGATGAAGAAGAAGAATTTGAGCTGGAAGAACTAGAAGATGAAGAACTGGACGATATAATATCAACTTACGAAGAATATAATTACAAAACGATCATAAGAGAAATTGGATGTGAAAAGATATCAGACCAGAGCTTTATCGACAGAGCAGGCAGGCGAAGGAGCGAAACCATAACCAATCATCTCATACAGGACAGAGCAACATGCCAGGAAGTAATAATAGATTATTTAAATAAGTTCCAAACGATAAAATTAAAAGTAGAAATAGAATATGATATCCCGATACCATTTGAAAGACAGGACATTATATTAATAGACGATGGGGTAACATCCTTCAAAGCGAATGGAGAAGGAGAAATATTATTTAAAGAGGATGGAGAAGGAGAGAATATAATGGCCACTTCTATATTAGCAAAAATAAGAAAAATGGACGGTAGTTTTATATCAGGAACGGAAACAATTTTAACTTTGGAATTGGAGGTTTAATATGGCACAGCATAAATTTACGCAAGGTACATCAGGAAGAGTAACCACAGCAGATTATATGGATGAATTGAATATCATAAACGAATTAAGACAAATCGTGGAGGATCTTGCCACAATAATAGGGCAAGTAAAATTAGGGGATGGTTTATATCCAGCCAATGGAAGCATAGGAATATTGGCCACAAATGTTGTAAAAAACAATTTTAATGCGGACGCAGAACCTGAAGCGACAGATGATGAAACAGAAGGATATAGCAAGGGAAGTATTTGGATATATGAAGTGGCAGCTTATATATGTGTTGAAGCGACAGAAGATGATGCAGTATGGGCAAGAATCACACCAATAGCAGAGCCATAAAATAAGAAACAAAAAAAGGAGATGGCATAGGATATGAAAAAGATAATTTTAATATTTTTTGCAGTATTGATATTTAGCGGGATAGGGTATGCACAAGTAAATAATTTAACTGATAGGGAATTACTGATCCAACTATATACAAAGGTTGATGGTATTGAAAAATCACTATATAAGATTACTATAAATAATGAATCAATACAAAAAGATATTTCTGTATTAGATAGAAGGGTTACTACCAATGAAACAAACTTTGCAAGTTTTTGTAAACGCTTTGATGATTTAACGGTTAGATGGAATACTTTAATTACTGTATTTTTTGCTTCTCTTTTAGGTATGATTGCATGGGTAGTGAGGAATAGTTATGTTATTAGAAAAGAAAATGATAGAAATAATTGACTCTCTTGATAGAATAATGGAAAGCTGGGAAAATTTGACCTTGCGGCGTAGCTTATTAGTATTGTTTACTATTTTATTATTTAGCCAGACTATCGCTACTACCATATTATGGATATTCGGGAGAGATGTTTCAAATGTCTGGCTTGGTATATTAACGGTAGAGCATAGCACATGGGTAATAATGATTTCTTATTATTTTAAGATAAGAGGGAAAATAGATGAAGAAAATATCAGGAATCGTATTAAAGAAACTATTGGAGGTGAAGAAAATGAATGTGAATAGATATGTAGAATTAATTAAAATGTGCGGTTGTCCATGTTTAGCTTGTAAGGATCTTATACAGAAAATTAATACCAAACTAATAGAGGAGCTTTTAAAGTTAGAGGAGTATCTCCAGAAAGAAGTAATTATTAACAGCGGTAGAAGATGTGAAGCTGAAAATGCCAGAGTGGGCGGTTATGTTTTTTCCCCTCATATATATGGTAAAGCAGTTGATATTACCGTCAAAGGGATAGATTTGATCGAGCTGGCACTCATTTGTGAGAAGTTTGCTTTTTTACGAATAGGGATATACCCGAATCATATACATCTGGATATGGTAACTCCGAATCCATCTCATTTTTGGTATGTCAGGAAGTATGGGGAAGCTCCTATTTATTCCGGGAGTATAAAGAATCTTAATGAATTCTTGAAGAAATTAAAAATATAGAGAGCCAAATTAAGGCAAGGTTTTGTTGGGGTTTTAAGCTTTGCATCCTGACAGTAGGAACCTAAACCTTAGTTTGGCTCAAAGAAAGGAGAAAACAAAATGTTAAGTAATCTTTTGAATCTTTGGAATTTAGGGAATTTATTTTTACTTGCTATGCTTATTTTGCTGGCTTTTTATCTTTATCGTTTACTTACTGATGGGAAGAAGATTAATAAAGTGGAAGAACCATTACGTTGTATAAATGTGTTCCCTGATTATCAAAAAGCATTCCCTCTTGAATGCCAGAGTGGACAGGAATTGCAATTTATTGTTAAAGGTTATTCAGACTTTAAAAGCATGGCTGAAGTTCTCATAGAAGAAGATAAAATAATCTGGGATTGCACTAAGGGAAACGGAACATTTAAAGGAAGCAGAGATTTGAAAAGTGGTAACTATACCGGATCAACTATAAAATTTATAACTCCTGTGGTTAGCAAAGATATGCTGATATACATTTCTGTTCATTATGAAAACCTTACAGACGCGACATGGATACTGGTTAAAAAATAGTGCGATTAATCGCACTTAAAAAGAAAGGGGATTTAAAATGATAATTGCTTTAGTGATTATAGGATTGATAATCGTTTTCTTGATTGTAAAAAATAGTAAAAAACTAACTCCAATAACCGAAGAAGTTTTACTTGAAGGGGAGCCTAAAACTTTAAAAGTCTTTTGTGGAAGTTGTGGAGATACAGAATTAAAGACCGGAGAAATATTGCCTATTGATAAATCCGGTTGTTTTTCTGTTAAAGGTTACAATACCGAAGGTAAGGAAGTAATATTGTACGCTGCCAAATTGACTTGGAGTTGTTCTTGCTCTTGTGTTCACTTTGTAAACGAACATGCAATTGAAAATTGTATTAGTTGCTCAAATGGGCTGGTAAGAACAATCCGCATAAAATATAATAATGGTATTTCTTTTACTTTCAAAATAAATTTCGGTTAGGAGGTAAACTATGTTTTTTGGTTTAGGTAACCGTTGGCGTAATTGGGAACCAACTGATGAATATTTATCGGCAGTTCAAGGAGTAGATACAATAGCAAAACTGCAAACATTAATGAAAAAGTTTGTCTATAAGTGGGATACTATTAAATTCTTATTCTGGACGATCCTATGGGATAACTGGCAAATGCCTGATGAATCACTTTCTAAAATGGAAGGTGATTGTGATGACTCGGGGATCTTGACTGCTGATATTTTAGGCAGGATACAAAAAAGAGATGATACAAGGTTTATTGTGTCTTTTGGTTATAGAGAGAAAGATGGGAAGCGTAAATACGATGGGCATTGTGTTACAGCTTTTGACAATGGAACTGGTAAATATGATGTATTTTCTAACAATGAAATGTGGCATAATTTTGATGACTTTATTGCTATAGGACATAAATCTTTCCCGCTTGGTTTAAAATATCAAGAAATCCGTAATTGGCAAGGAAATGTATTGTCAAGAAAATTTAAAATATTTGGAACGTTTTAAAAGGAGATGATGTAAATGTTAAACGACTATCTAAAATTTACTTATATGCTTTTTGGGGCAATGGCCATTATTTATTGCATTTTCAACATAAAGGACTTTTTTAAAAGTTGGGCAAGCTGGGCATGGCTATTGGTAAAAGGCATAGGAAATTTAATCAAGAAAGGCTTTGTTTGGGCAATAGGATTATTTAAAAAGGGGTGAGTTAAATGTTAAAGAAAGCTCTTGAGATAATTGTTATCTTGATAATAATTGCAGGTTTGGCCTTTGCAGGTTATTGGGGGTATAATACTTATATAAAATGGCAAAACAAGGATATCGAGAAAAGCAAAGAATTGGAAGTAATTGAATTATTGCAAAAACAGCAAGGCACGATCTTAACCTTACGAACTGAAATAGCAGAGATAGAAAAGAGGGTGGTAACCGATACCCTAAAAGAAAAGGTTGTTATCAAAGAAGAAGCTCCAACATATGAAGCAAAAAAAACAGAAATTATCGAACTTAAAAAAGAGCCGGAAGTAAATAAAGAAAAAATAGAAGTAGCCAGGGTAGAATTTGAGGATAGGATAAATGAATTCCAGGCAAGTCCGGATAAGATATTAATCAATACAGGAGACGGCAAGGTGGTAATTTACGAAGATAAAGACGGTAATTTGGTATCTCTTGAAAGCGGGGTAACAATTACCAGACACCGCAATGTAGAAGAAGTTAAAAAGGAATTAGGGGTAATAAAAAAAGCAATAGAAAAAGATAAAGATTTTAATATAGGCATAATCTATAACGATGATTTTACAATGGCAATAAGTTATGACTTAATTGATTGGAAGAAATTTAGTTTTGATGTGACTGCTTATGATTTCGAATCTCCTAAAGTTGGGGTAGATATTGATTATAGAATAACCGATAATATTAAAATAGGGGCTGGTGTAGGATTGTTGGATTTAAAGAATATGCAGATAATGGACGAGAAAGAATTTTACCTGAAATTGGGAATCGAATTTTAAAGAGGTGATAATATGGCAAAAAAAGAAGCGAATTTCCCGGAGACTCTTGATGTATTAGATGTAGACAGACAGCCGGAGCAAGTGGTAACTTCTGATAGTTATGATGTAATTGAATCAGCTATAACCAAAATAGAAGCAGAGCTAAGAAGAACAACCGAAAAGTCTGCTGCTTGTATTTTGACTATTGCCGAATCCGGAGTTATAAAATTGACAGCTTCCGGAGATTGGATTTTGACCTTACCTGACATAAGTGGAGTAGAAAGGGGATTGCCTTTTTTAGTCTATAAGGCAGACGATAACAATTATAGGATAACTATTGTACCGGCAGAAGACCAGACCATAGCAGGGGAAACGTCATATACAGAATTAAACTATAAAAATAGCTGGGTTTATCTCAAATCCGATATAGATGGTTGGGATATAATATTTAAAGATAAATCACTCGATATGGGTGAATGGTAAAATAAAAATAGAAAGGAGATGGAATAAATGTCAAATGTAATTCAATTTAAAAGAGGGGCAGCAGCAAGCATCCCCAATGGAGCAGCGGGTGAACCTTTATTTGCAACAGATACTAAAAAACTGTATGTAAGTGACGGATCAAATCCTCTTGGGGTGGTAATGGATGCGTTATTTGGAGCGCAATCTATTATTGCAGCGGTATCGGACGATACGCCTGTTAAGGTAGATGTAGCAGAACAAACTCTACTTGGGAGAAAGACTTCTGGGAATGTCGCAGCTTTAGCAAAGGCTGATGTTTTAGGAATAATCAATGTAGAAGATGGAGCAGATGTAACCGATGCAACAAACGTACTTGCAGCTTTAGCCGCCGCCTCTGGTGATATTGCAGTCAATTCTCAACAGATTACGGGACTGGCCGATCCGGTAGATGCACAGGATGCAGCAACAAAAGCTTATGTTGATAGTGTAGCACAAGGATTAAATGTTCATACAGCCTGTGCAATAGCAACAACCGAGAATATTACCTTATCAGCAGAGCAGACCATTGATGGAATATTAACTTCTGGAAGTAGAGTATTAGTTAAAGACCAGACAGACCCGACAGAAAATGGTATCTATGTATCTGCAGCCGGAGCATGGTCAAGAGCAGCTGATTTTGATGGAGCAGCGGAAGTAGCGGGATCATTTGTATTTGTAACCAGCGGGACTGTAAATTCTAACAGCGGTTGGGTTTGTACCAACGAACCAGAATCCGTTACTATCGATACCGATAATATTACTTTTAGCCAATTTTCTGATGCAGGATATATCGATGCAGGTACAGGACTAACCAAAACCGGTAACGTTTTGGCAGTAGACGGTTTGCTTGAGGATTTAGATAGTTTAGGAGCTTCTGCATCCGATGGACAATTTATCGTGGCAACCGGAGAGGGAACTCTGGCCTGGGAAAGTGGAGCGACTGTTCTGGCATCCCTGGGATTAGATAATATAGTTAATACCAAAAACAAATTGGATGCAACCGATGCGCCAGCAGATACTAATGACACAACAGAAGGGTATAGCGTAGGTTCGTATTGGGTAGATGTAACACATGACACAGCATATATCTGTTTGGACGCTACAGAAGACAATGCAGTTTGGACAGAGATAACACAAGTAGCAGGTGGAAGTACTTTTGTTAGTTTATCCGATACACCAGCAAACTTCACTTCCGCAGGGTTAAAAATAGTTAGAGTAAATACAGGAGCAGATGCTTTGGAATTTGTGGAATTTGCAGCTACTTATTTGGAAGGAGCACCGACAGAAGACCTGGCTACTAAAGCACCGACTTCCGAATGGGCATTTGACCACGCAGCAGCAACTACAGGAGTGCATGGAGCAAGTGGTAATACACTCCTTCACAGCGGGAGCACTATTGACGGAGGCGCGTTCGCTTAATTAAAAAATGAGGGGGAGGCGAAAGTTTCCCCCTTTAAAAAATTAAAAAGGAAGGATTAATAAAATGGAAAATGAAATTGATGGCGGGGTATTTTCTGAAATTAGAAAAGAAGAGCTAAAAAAACAAGCTAACAACAACAATGGACAGAAGGAAAATGAAAACCAATTTATAACCGGGGACCCGAGTATGATCACAACTGATGAAGTCTTTGCTTTATTAGGAGAGCAGATGGTAAAAGCAAAGAATTGGGCTAAAATCGCTTTGGCTTGGAATAAGAATTTTAATACCTTAAAGCAAAGTATAACACAAAAAGAATTTCAAACTGCTTCAATGGGAAAGCAAAATCAAGAGCTAAAAAGCTCTAATGATAAATTTATAATCATAAATCAAACATTAGATAAAAGGATAACTGAATTAAATTTGCAGGCGAAAGAAAAAGATAATAAAATTCATCTCGCTGAAAAATCTTATGAAGTATTAGAAACAAAATATAATCAGTTAGAAAATACAAATAATGAATTGAATATTGATATAAAAAATTTATTAGGGGATATCGAAAAATTAAAAGCATTCATAGATGAAAGTGACAAAGAAAATACAATACTTAAAGAAAAGATTACAACCAAAGGGAAAAAAACTAAAAAACCTAAAGCATAAATTGGAGGTTTGAGATGTCAAATACAATTAAATTCATCAGAGGGGCTGAAGCTGATATACCTGTTTTGAATCAGGGTGAACCAGCCTTCACAACCGATACTCATAAAGTTTTTATCGGTGATGGAGCAGAGAATCATGAACTATTAAAAGTTAATGATTCGATAAAATGCAATAATAATGCTTCAGCAGCTCCAGCGGTAACAAATGACAGCACCGAAGGGTATGTGGTTAATTCTATATGGGCAGATACTACTCACGATAAAAGTTATATCTGTTTAGATGCTACAGAAGACAATGCAGTTTGGACAGAAATAACTGCAGCAACAGGAATTGATAAATTAAATTGGGTTTACCCTCAAGACTACGCCACAGGCACAGGAACAGCGATTGACCCTTGGGCTGGGGATTGTATTAATGACGCATACGCTGCTGCAAGTGCTGGTGATACTATTTATTTACGTAAAGGTTATTACCTTTTAAGTACCCTGTTAAATATAGAAGGCAAGGGGGTTAATCTTATTGGCGAA